GAGGTCGCTGAACTTGACGATCGCGGCGAAGGTGCCGTACGTCATGCCAGATGCAGCACCGACGCTGGTGACGAGCCTGTCGGTGGTCCCGTTGAACTCGCGGACGGTCATATCTCAGACCTCCGGAATCAGGCGGGCTGGGTCAGGGATCCAGCGGTGATCTGCAGGTCCAGGCCGACGGAAACGGTGGTGGTGTTCATCTTCAGCTCGCCGGCGCCAGCGTTGTCGCTGACTGTGCCGTCGAAGTGGGCCACGTCGTCGCTCGAGACCGCGCGATACCAGGCGGCGGTCCCGGCGGCCAGACCGGTGGTCGCCAGAGCGGGCGTGGCGTCCAGGGTCCGGACGCCAGTGGCTCCGGCCGTGAAGGCGGGATCGGCCAGGGTGAACTCGGCCAAGAGGGTCTGCGTCGTGATGGCCGTGTCCGGCCCGGCAGGCTTGCTGCCGCTATAGACGCGGATCTTGCCCGGCCCGGTCCCGCTGTCGAGCGCGTCGGTATGGCCCTGAGCGGCGGCGTTCCGACGGGCGTTCGAAAGAGTGGGCATGTGTCCTCCTGAGTGGGCATCCACCACCAGGGTATCAGCGGCGTCGGGTCACCGTCAGGCCAGCCGGGGTAGGCGCGCTCTGGGCGCTGGCCAGCTCCATCAGCTTGGAGGCGATGCGGTCGCTGTTCGGCTGCGCTGCCATGGCGACGGCGCGGGTGAGTCGCTGGTCGTCGGACTGCGACCAGGCGCCCCAGACCTCGCCGCTGCGATCCTCCTCCGGCTTCTCCGTGTTGAGCAGGCTCCGCCGGCAAAGGCGCGCGCCGACGGCAGCCACCGCCAGGTCGATCTTGCGCGACGACTCGCGGTTGTCCTTCATCAGCGAGATGCCGAACTTCGTCGGGTAGCGCCGGGCGTTCCGGAGGTGGGCGATCAGGGCGGGGTGGCCGTCGATCTTGAACTGCGGCGCGTACTCCTCGACGTCGTCCTTGGTCTCCATCATCTCCACGAACTCCTCGGCCGCCCCGACGAACAGGCGCTGCCGCTCCGGGCTGGCCAGGTCGAACATGACCGAGTGCGTGGACAGGCCGGAGCGCGTCGACCAGACCTCGAGCTGGTCCTTGAAGTCCCGGTGCCACTCGTCGATGAGCTGGTCCCAGTAGCGGGTGCCGTCGGTGTCGTCCGTGGCGTGCGAGGGGTCGGCCCAGAAGCCGACGACGTTGAAGGTCTCGAAGGCCTCGCGCACGCGGCGGTCGACGGAGCCACGCGGCACCAGCCAGTTCTTGCCCCGGTCGCCGTTCGGCTTCTGCCACACGCCGATGGTGAAGGTGTAGGCATCACTGACCCGGCAGCCGACGATGGCCGTGGCGTCGTCGGACTTCGAGCCGTCGAAGAACATCACGACCTTCTCGTCCGGCATGATGTTCCGCCAGCCGACCTTCAGTGGGTCGCCACCCGCCTTGCGCTGCTCGTCAACCACGGCGTCGATCGAGCGCTTGATTGCGGCAGGATCGAGCCAGGCATCCTCGGAGGCGACGATCTGGTTGAACCAGAACCGGCGCGACCGGCTGACCGGGTTCTCCTTGTCGAGGATGGCGTCGATGAGGCCTTCGATGTCGAGCCACCAGGCGTCACCGCGCACGCCCCGGAGGATCGCGGCCAGGTGAGCGCGCGTCGCCTCCTCGCTCGGCTCCACCAGCTTGCCGGAGCCGTCCCGAACCTTCGGCGGGCGCATCGTGGCGTCGGGCGGCGCCTCCAGCGAGTCGTACATGATGCCGGTCTTGGCCGACAGGCCTGCCTCCTGCTCCTCCCAGGTCTCGCGGCGGCGCTGGGCCACGCTGTCCTGGCTGGGCTCGTAGGCGTTGGTGATCGCGAGACGACGCGCCGTACCACCCTTGCTCTTGGTGGCGTTACGGCTGATGACGGCGTTCATCTCGTGGCCCTCGTTGTTCGCGAGCCAGTGGTGGGTCTCGTTCATGATGACCAGAGTCGGCCGGCCACCCTCCAGCGTCTTCGGCGAGCTGGTGACAGCCTCGATCCGCCGCGCGCCGTCGTACGCGTAGCAGACCTCCTTGCCGATAGTGATGGAGTGCTTGTCCTTGCAGGCCTGCGTGAAGAGGCCAGGGAACAGCGTCATCGTGTTCTTCGTCTGGTCCTTCGACACGGCGGCGATCTGGATCCACGCGCGCGGGTGCGACTTGCCGATCGGATCGCCGACCTCGAGCCCTAGGTCCGGGCGGCGCCGCGTCGTCCAGCCCATGAAGCGGCAGGGACCGACCAGCTCGACTGCAGAGATGACGGCGGCCAGCGGGTCCTTGCCCCACCCCTTGAGCCGCTGCAGTACGCCCTCGCGGTAGGCGAATCGGCCGCGCGCGTCGATGGCGTACCACCACAGCAGGAAGCGCATCTGCTCGAAGGTCGGGATGAATGGCATCGGCTTGCCGAACTCATCCACCTCGTCGGCCAGCAGGTTCTCCTTGATCCACTTCAGGATCTGCCAGCCCAGGGTCCATTCGGGCAGGATGAACTCGCCGAGCGGGTCCTCACCGTCCCAGTCTGGATTGCGCTGCCAGGTAGGGCCGATGGCAACCGGCTCGACGACAGGAAGCTCGTCGAGCGTCGCGGTCATCGCCGGTTCCGCCACCTCGTGATCATGACCCCTACCCACATCCCCATCAGGACGATCAGGGTCAGCCACACGACGATCAGGAGGACTACGGCGATGGCGTCGGCCGTGCTCACCGGATCACTCGGCCGTTGGGCCGGATCTCGACGGTCTGCTTGCGCCCGTTTACACGTCCAGCCTTGGCGTCCCCGGAGTTGATCTGGATGTGCCGGATCTTGCAGGCGAAGCTGTCCGGAGCGTAGCCGCACTCACACTTGCAGTGGTAGTCGCCGCACTGGCCGCCGGGGCAGCCGTTGGCGTGGAAAATCTGGGCCATTACGCTCGTCCTCCCTGCTTGAACATGGCGGCGCGGTCGAGTACGACGCCGTCCTCGGTCACGTCGTCCTTGCCCTGACCCTTGAGCGACTCGCGCTCCAGCTCCATCTGCATCCGGCGACGGTCGCCCTCGGTCGCGAGCAGGGCGGTGAAGCCCTTCAGGTACGCGGCCAGCGAGGCGCCCTTCAGTGGGATCGTCTCGAAGATCGGCTCGCCCGTCTCGGGGTTGGCGCCGACGAACTGCGGCTTGAAGTCACGGCTGATCGACTCGGCCAGCATGTACGCGATGGCCCAGTCGGACGGCTGGTAGTAGATGCTCTGGCCGGACAGCGGCAGGCTGTCGTACCAGTGCTTCGCGACGGGGTGCCACTTCTCCTCGCCCGGAATCTGACCGGAGCGAGCCTGAGCGATCAGCTCGTCGTCGATCTCGTCGAGGTTGACGACCTCCGTGCCGGCCAGCTCGGCCTTGGTGCGGTGGCCCATCTTCGCCTCGTTCTTCTTGCCCACCGGGCCTCGGGCGCCCATCAGAACTCCACCGGAGCGTCTACGACCGGCGGCTTGACGGCAGCCTTCTTGCGGGGGGCGCGCTTCTTCGCCGGAGCTGGCTCAGGCTCGGGAAGCGGTTCGGGCTCGGGCGCCACCTCGGGCTCCGGCTCGGGGGTGACGACGGGCTCGTCGTCGGATGCGGGGAGCGGCTCCTGGCCCTCGACCTCTGGCGTCCTGTCCAGCAGATCGACGGTGTACCGGATCAGCTCCTCGGCTGTGATCTGCATGTCGACGGCCAGGGCTTCCGTGGCCGCGTCGAATGCAGTGACCAGCTCGGCGCGCGACGGCTTCGACGCGTCCGGATTGGGCTTGGGGGATTGGTCGACCGGGGTGGGGCGAGTGTAGGTCCATCCGTCCGCGAACTCATACTGCACGCCACGGCCGAAGCGGAGGCGCGACTGAAGAGCCTGCTGCATCGAGAACCTGTCTCGACGGAGCCGGAACGAGGGCAGCTCGACGATGTGCTTGGCTGCGTGGACTACCTCTGGGCCAGTGGCGAAACGTACGCGGAATCCCTTCTCGCGCCCGTAGGCGTTGGCCTCCCGCAGAGAACCTGCGAGAACCAGCACTGCCATCCTGACCTCCTGCGGTCTGATGCGGCGGGCACTGCCCCACCGTCGCAGTCAGTGTATCAGCGGCGGCGCGCGGCGAAGGGCCGAGAGATCTGATCCGGTTGGGCCCGCGTTGGGCGACTTGGTTACCGGTGTGTCTCTCGGCCCTTCTGGCACTACCGTATCAGCTCCGGGCGAACTCGCCCAGGTGCTTCACCATGAGGTCTTTGCTCCTCACGATCTGTTCCGCTCGCGAGTCCGCGATGTGGAGGTGGCCACGGTCGGACTCGGTCCGGATCAGTCGCCCGGCCGCCTGGACGATGCGCGTCAGCATCAGGTCCCGGTAGCGCGGGTAGAAGCGCTTCATCAACGCCTCGGTGACCGGGTCCTTGCCGGGGTACGGCAGCTTCCAGATCGCCACCAGCTCCAGAGCATCGCCCGGAACGTCGAAGCCGGTGGCGAAAGACTCGGAACCGAACAGGATCGCCTGGCCGTCAGCCTTGAAGAGGGCAGCCAGCTCGTCGTTCGTCTTCGGGTTGATCTCGTCGTTCTGGACCAGGACGGTCCGGCCCTCGAACTTCAGGCCGGGCGCGATGGCCTCGCGGACCCGCTTCATGTCGGCGAAGCTCGAGAAGAGGAGGAGGCAGCCACCCTTCGTGGCCCGGATCTTCTCCCGAAGCTCGTTTACACGCCCCTCGAAGTTGACCTTGGATCCGGCGTACTTGAAGCTGCCGTCGGTCTCCGAGATGGTCAGGGTCGCCTGCTTGCCGTAGTCGAACGGGTGGCCGACGTCCGCCACGAGCGCGTCCTCGATACCCAGCGCCGACGGCATCGAGCTGGGGATGGTTGCCGAGACGAGTCCGAACGGCCGGGCGGTCAGCAGGCCACGCGCCGACGGGCTGATGTCGATCCAGTCCATCTTCAGCGACCAGCCGTCGGTCCAGATCAGGCAGTTGTCGGACGGCTCGGCCAGTCGGGGCAGCATCTTCTCCAGCGCCTCCTGCACCTCCAGGGCGCGCTCGGGGATCGTGCCGTTCTCACGCTTGTCCGGACCCCGGTCCCAGGCCTCCTTGATCAGGTTCGCCAGCTCGACACCGACCTTCTCGGCCTGGCCGTCGCGGTACTTGAACATGGCGCGCACCATGCGGTCGCCGACGCCGCCGTAGTACTTCTCCAGCTCCTTGCCGCGCACGGAGCGGCCGGCGTAGTCCTTCAGCTTCGCCTCGAGCTGGTGCGCCTCGTCCACGAAGACGGCGCCGTCGCGGTGGAAGATCGGATCCGGCAGCGTCCGGTCGTTGATCACCCAGAAGTCGGTGTTCGTCACGACGATGTTCGCGCGGGAGGCGTAGTACTTGGCCTCCTGGTAGCCGCACCTGTACTGCGGGATGAACTCGTGTGGCTGGACAAGGTGCCAGTCGACGTCGCCGTCGTCGATGCCCATCCAGCCCTTGATCGAGCAGTCGACGTCGCGACCCATGCAGCCGCCGGGGGAGCCGTCCTCGGTGCCGCCGATCAGGTCGATGGAGAGGTCGCAGTCGTACCACCGCTTCCCGCGCAGCTCGCGAACGTCGAGGCCGAAGCAGTCCGCCGCTGCCGGAGCGTCCTTGGCCATGTACTGGTCCATCAGGATGCGGGTCGGGGTGACGACGAGGCTCTGGATCCCGGTATCGTGGAAGGCCTTGGCGGCTGCCGCCAGGACTGCAATGGACTTGCCGGTGCCGGTGCCCGCCTGGGCGATGACGCCGGTCTGGGACACGCCGCTGAGGAGGTCGAACAGCTTCTCCTGCTGCGGTCGCGCCGTGTAGCCGATGTGGTCGAGTAGGTGGTGCAGTTCGTTGGTCATGATCACTATTCAACCGCCACTTGCGGAAATTGTCAACTCCTGTATAGTTCTCGTCATGACTGAAACCAAGATCGAAGACCTCGTAGGCCTGACGGAGATCGCCGAGCTGTACGGGGTCCACAAGCAGACAGTGAATGGCTGGCGACGGAACAGCGACTTCCCGGCGCCGGTCCTGGTCAGGGCGATGGGTCCGCTTTGGGACCGGTCCAAGCTAGTCGAGTGGAAGCGTCCGCCGAGATATCCACGAGACGGGGATGGCATGTACTTCGACGTCCCCTGCTCCTGGTGCGGATCCAAGAAGTTCGACTCCCTGACACTCCGGCCCGCAGGGGCGAGCGATGCTCGAGAGCCCGCCTTCCTGGCAGACTGCCAGGACTGCGGCAAGACGACTCACATCCGCTTCTACACCGCTAGCATCGACACCCTGACCGTGATGACCCGCCAGTACACCCTGGCAGAGGAAGTGGGGTTCTAAGTGACCGACAGCATCTACGGCGCACTCGCCGCTGAGTACCTGAGCAAGGGATACTCGCCGCTGCCCCTGCCGCCGCGCAAGAAGAAGTCCCCGCCGGATGGCTACACGGGCAAGGATGGCGTCATGGCCAGCGGGCCCGACGTATTCCAATGGGCCGAGATGTGGCCGGACGCCAACATCGCCCTGCGCCTCCCGAAGGGCGTCATCGGCATCGACGTCGACAACTACGGCGGCAAGCAGGGGCTGACCACCATGCGGACAGCGCTCGAGCAGTGGGGCAAGCTGCCGATCGTCGGGCGGCTGACCAGTCGGTACGTCGAGGACGAGCTGCGCGTCAGCGGCATCCGCTTCTTCCGTGTGCCCGAAGATACCGTCCTCTACGACACCCTGGCTGCCGCCGGCGTGGGGCCGGACGTCGAGATCCTGCAGCACCACCACCGCTACGCGCTCGCGCCCGGCTCCATCCACCCGGACACCGACATGCCGTACGAGTGGATCGAGGCCGACGCGTCGACCATCGGCGAGCTTCCGGCCGTCGCTGACCTGCCCGAACTGCCGGTCGAATGGCTGGAGGGCCTGCGGAAGAAGGCGCGCGAGGTCGAGCACGTCGATGTTGATCACGCTGCGTACGACCAGATGGACGAAGAGCAGCGGATCCGGGTCGACAACTACGTGGAGCGATCCCTGAACGCGATCCGTGAGCAGTTCGCTGAACTGAAGGCGCTGCCCGACGGCAAGCGGACCGCCGAGGGCCACGGCTGGGAGACCGGCTCGCTGTCCCTGACGGCGAGCGTGGCCTCGCTGGTCAAGGCTGACTGGAACTGCCTGACCGTGGAGTCGGCCTGGGCGGTCATCGGCAGCTCCGTGCCCAGCGGGCCGGGCTTCCCGATCACCAACCCGAAGTCGAAGCTGCTGCGCGCCCTGGCGCCGGAGAGCGACGTCACTCCCCGCAGGTACCCGTTCACCGACGACGAGATCGACCTCATGGCTGGTCTCGAGGACCGGGGGACCAAGGGAAAAGCCGACGGCGGTACCGCTGACGAGGAGGAGGTGACCTCAGAGGCCAAGCTCGTAGGCGGCGTCCAGGGTCATATCCTCTTCGACACCAAGGGGTGCCGCCGGATCCAGATCGACGACGACGGCAAGAAGAAGGAGAAGGAGCTGCTGCCGGGCGCAACTGCCAAGCGACTGGCCGACTCCTGGCCGATCGCCAAGCAGCCGCTATCGAAGTCGCAGAACTGGTGGGTCTACAAGGATGGCGTCTGGATTCTGAACGACTCCATCGTCCGGCTGTCGATGGCGGCCAGCTTCTTCGATGCCTACCAGCCGCGCGAGGTTGCCGGAGTGGAGGACGTGCTGTCTACCATGGCCGACGAAATCGAGGTCGCGCCGCATGAGAGCCACATCAACTTCGCCAATGGCATGCTGAACTGGCGGACCGAGGAGCTGGCGGACCACGACCCCAAGTTCAAGTCCACCGTCCAGCTCCCGTACGCCTGGAACGCGGAGGCTGAGTGCCCTCGCTTCGACGCCTGGCTGTTCCAGCGCCTCGACGTCGAGAGCATCAAGCTGGCCTGGGAGCTGATCGCGGTCTCGCTCTACAACGGCAATCCGATCCAGCGCGCCGGCCTGCTCTTCGGCAAGGGCGGCTCCGGCAAGTCGACGTACCTGGAGATGATCCAGGGCCTCATCGGCATCCGGAACACCGCCGCCCTGTCGCCGCAGGACATGTCCAAGACGGTCTTCGCAACGCACAGCCTCCTCGGCAAGCAGACGAACATCGTGACGGACATCGACCCCACGAAGGTCTCCGAGACGGCGATTTTCAAGCGGGTCGTGGCCAGCGAGGCCATCCAGGCCCAGCAGAAGAACAAGCCGGAGTTCAGCTTCCGGCCGTTCTGCAACCACCTGTTCTCGGCCAACCAGATCCCGCGCTCGAGCGACCGTACGTCGGCCTGGACGCGGCGCTTCGCCATCCTGAAGTTCGAGCGCAAGGTCTCCGACGACGACGGCGTCAAGATGCGGGACAAGTACCACGAGGTGCTGCTGGAGGAGGCTGAGGGCATCATCGCCAAGGCCGTCCGCATCCTGCCCGAGCTGCTGGCGGCCGGGGACTTCACGCTGGTCCAGGCGAGCCAGGACGAGTTCGAGGAAGCCACGGACTTCACCAACGAGTTCTGGAAGGAGGCGGCGTCCTTCACGGGCGACATGAAGGACTTCACTCCGACCGAGCATATCGCCAAGGCCTTCGAGGTCTGGTGCGAGCGGAACGGCTACAAGTCCCGTCCGCCGATCGACGACCTCGTGCTCCACCTCCGCGACCGTGACGACCTCAAGCGCGACCGAGGTCGCGTCGGCGGCCGACAGGTGCGCGGATGGAAGGGTCTGGTGCTCACTCCGGAGTACCGGATCGAGGCCACGGACTCGCAGAAGTGGGACATCAACCTGTGACACCCCTGGCCATCGGCGGTGTCACGCACCCCGCTGCGTAGAGTAGCTGTCATAGAGCCCCCAGTAGCTAGTAACTCAAAGCTACTGGGGGCTACTTCTTGTAGTCAGGTGTGACAGGGTTGGTGTCACAGAATCGAGGGGGGTGTCACAGGGGTGTCACAGTACAAAACCCCAGGTCAGAGCCCCTTTTCTTCTTTCTTGTGACACTTGTGACACCTAAAAGTACATAATGCATAAGAAACCCCCTACCTTCCTACCTCCCTACCTCCCCTATCTATACAGATCTGAGTTGAAAGGGGGGTGTCACATGTCACGGGCGTCACAGGCGACCAGACCAGCTCGTCGACTGGTCTACAAGGGCCCGCCGGCGGCTCAGTTGGCTACTCAGCAGTAACATTTCACATCAAAAACCTGGGAGGAATCTGAGTTGCTATGCCGACCGGTCGCGCGGAGCGCGATTGTAGGGGATCCCCCCCCGGGTAAGGCAAGCCTAAGTTGTGAGTCGTGATCAGGCTGTGATGTTAGCCGGCTAACCTGCAACGTAAGGTTGCGTAACGCTCTGTGATAACCGCAGGTGAGAGCAGGGTTCAAGGGAGCTGAGACACCTGTAGCGTGCCTACACTATGGTCACTGTGTGTGCACCATGGTCACTGTGTGTAGAGCGTAGGCGTAGGTGGCAGGATCTTGTGGGTAGGTGGCAGGAATGGGGGTTCTGCAGGGTGGGGTTTGCGCCTAGATTGGTGCTCGTTGGAAGGCACGGCAGGCAGGGGCCAGCCGGAGGGGTTGACAGTCAGGCAGGGTGCCTGTAGGGTCGGTCCCGAACTTGAAAACTGCACAGCGGGTAGCACGCAAGCCGGGATCACGGCATAGGCGCAAGGCCTAGTGATCCACGAGCGGAGCGCACGATCACAAGATGCACCGTCTGAGCCCTAGGGGCGAGGTGTGGACCGATCACCTAGCGCGAAACTCACCGGAAAGCAGGACTTGACACAAACTGAGATCTCCGGTAGCGTTCTACTCGTAAGCAGCGCAACACACACAACAGCACACGGTCGCTCGACCAAAGCGGTTCTCCCGAGAGGGGTCCGTGGGAGCACACCAACGGCGCGCAGTCTGCGTCGGTCCCGAACTGCAGTCGAGCAACGCTCCGACCACCGCGAGGTGGGGTCGCCAGGGATGGCGGCATGGTCCGCAACGGACTCGGTAGCTCAGGCAACGCATGGCGTAGGCGACTACGCTGACAGCCGCTCTGCCCGCTACCCGGAGCACCGACCCTTACCCGGTCGGCGGGTACGAACATGCCCGGAAACTGAATAGCGAGAGATCTGGAACGTACTCCGAGCTTGAGGATTGTCATGCTCGCTCGGTGCAGACTCGACAGAACCGCACAAGGGATCAACTACGCCACCGCGACACGGCGATAGCTCTGGTCGGCCCGATGACACGGGAGTGGTGCGGCAACGGCTCGAACGGGGCACGCTGTCGGAGGTAGGGTAACCAGACGCGGGACAACTGTGCAGTCCCGTAAACGCGAAAACGATGGGCGGCCGACGACACGACACTTGGTTGATCGTCCGCCCCTCGTCAAGAGCGTCCAGCGCCCGCTGGACGTCCCTGATGGGGAGAACATCATGACCTTGAGCAACCGCAGGCACCCGAGCAACCCGATGTGGAACTGCTGCCAGGAGGCGCCCGCTTTTGTCGGCGAGTACGCCGACGGCAGCGCCACGGTGATCTGCGCCAAGGATGCGCATCACTTCCGCAACGGCGCTGAGGGCAAGTCGCTGCACGAGCTTCCCAAGGACTGGAAGCCGGCCACGCCTGAGGACCAGCGCGTCAAGCTCGCCGAGGCCGCGCTGTCGATGTACCAGTCGTTCGCCTACAGTGACGACAGCAGCTACGCCGGATCGTGGACCAACAACTACACCAACGCCGTGTTCACGCTCAAGGCCTGCATCATCAACGCCTACGGCGACGAACTCAAGTCGGCTGGCCTGGACGTTGACGACATCTACAGCCTGTTGATCGACTGCGGTGAGAGCGTGGCCTACTGCGTGAAGTACGCTCTCGAGCACCCCGAGATCCACCCGTTCCGGGTCTGAGGTCTTGACACAAACACAGACGGATGAGAGGATCCTTCCATGGACCACTACCTGATCGACAAGCGGATCGAGCTTCCGCCCCACACCGATCTGTGGATGAGCGGTGACCGGTACGGCCGGATCACCGCAGTCGACGGCAAGCGCATCGCGATCTTGCTCGACAAGTCCTCACGATCCGTCTGGAAGCGCATGAGCTACCTCGACGATTGCACCTTCGTATGAGCCGCCTGATCCTGGCCGCTACCGCGCTCATCCTCCTTGGGGTGGCAGCGTGGCACAGCGGCGGACGCGAGCTGTACGAAGTACTCACCTGGAGGTGAGCTTCCCTAGTCCTGCCAGGACTGGCCTGCAAGCCGCGCCGACTACGGTGCGCCTGTCTGGCCCTGGCAGTTCCAAGGATGCTCAGCCCGAGCACCCACAACGAGAGGCATTGGACATGACCGAACTGAAGACCACGCCGTCGCTCGACGAGTTCCTGACCGAGCACATGTGGGACTACAGCGTCACGAGGCAGCACTACCCGTACGCCCTGCCGCACAACGCTCTGACGTTCACCTCGTCGGACCAGATGGCGCGACAGCTCTCGGCGCACGGCAACAGCTTCTTCGGTGCGTCCGAGATGCGGATCTTCCGCACGAGAGTCGACGGTCTCTACAACGGTCGGTTCCTGGTCTTCAGCAACCGCCACCGCTACGACGGCGCCAAGCGTCAGTACCACGTCATGTGGGTCTACACGTCCGGCGATGAGAACGACCCGTCGGCGTGCTGGCACACGGACAAGCTCGAGACCACGTACCAGACACTCCCGCAGGCTCGCAAGGCTGCAGCGCGACTGGCCGCCATGGTTGCGGGGTTGGGCTCGTGATCTGGCACAACGGCAGGCTGTGGATGTTCGACGGCTGGACCGTCGTCAAGGACTCGTACTTCGGGTGGATGACGCTCCGGCCAGCGCGAGGGTTCCCCGGCTACGTGAGACTGGTCAGCTTCGACGACCATGAGGTCTACAACGTCCGCGCCGATCGTGTGATGGTCGGCGGCGAGGCATTCTGACACTCCAGTTGAGTACACTCACCGCCCCGAGTGTGCTCGACTAGGTTGCCAGACGGCATCCGTTTACACACGAGAGAGAGATTGCCATGGAACGCACGCTGGAGAGCCTGCCCACGCGGCAGGCCATGCGTCCGAAGCACGGTCGCCGGATCGAGATCCGCAACGCTCGTCGCAACGACCGCAGCGCGTACACCCGCAGGGAGTCGTGATGATCACGCCCGAGATGGAAGCGCTGGCCAACGAGCACGGCTGGGTCTGGGTCAAGCTGACCGACATCCTGGCCACGATCGAGGACTCCGCCGACATGGGCGGGATCCTGTACGGGTCCGACGCATACGGTCGGTGGATGAGCGAAGAGTTCACCGACGACGACCGCACGACCTTCTGGCAGCGCATGATCGCTCAGAAATCGGCTGACCGCGCGTTCGGTGAACTGGTCCGCTCCATCCAAGAGCGAGGCTGGACGTCGTCGATCTGCTGGCGTGAGGATGAGCACTACATCGGCAACGGGCATCACCGCCTGGCCGCCGCGATCCTCCTGTGCGAGGAGTACGTCCCGACGTCCTACTTCGGTTCGATCTGGTCCGAGCGCGACGGCGAGATGGGCTGGGATGACGAGGACGAGTCCGACGACGGCCAGATCATCTCCTGGTCCGACGCAATCCCTGAACACCCGATCTACGTGGAGGTCTGAACCATGGCGCGAGCACTGCACAACATCGCCGACGAGATCATCAAGGACTGGGGCGACAAGATGTACTTCGGCGCCGTCCCGTACGTCCGGGCCATGCGGTACGTCGAGAGCGTGAACGACCGCTACGGCGAGGATTCGGCGCGGGACATCGTGATCTACTTCCTGTCCAACGCCAAGACGTGGCGCGGCGAGACCGCCAAGCGCGTCAAGGCCGAACTGAAGGGCATGCTGAAGTGACCGTCAAGGGCACGAACTTCCGAGAGCGCAAGCTGCGGCTGACGATCCAGTTCCTGACCGTCGCGACCGCCCAGCGCCTCGCCGCCGAGCGAGGCGACACCGACACTGTCCAGGTTTGCCGGCGACGGGCGCGACTCGTGCGCCTCGCCTGGCAGCGGCTGGATGACCACATCTACGGAAGGGGACGCTGATGTCCGCACCGAAGGACGACAAGGCTGCCATCCGCCAGATCATCCGCGCCGTACGCAAGGCGGGATGGGATCTGGAGTACGTGGACGACCGCGAGGAGGAGACTCTGGTCACCACTGAGGATGCCGCGCTCGACGCCATCACCGCAGTCGACGAGGCGTTCCTGGTCCTCAAGCGGTTGGACCCCGTACCCGGCACGCTGACCAAGCTGCAGACGCGAGCGCACATCTTCTTCGTGCTCGGCAACGACCCTGAAGAGGTGGCGTGCGACTACACCACCAACCTCGAGCCTGCGATCGGCCCGCTGGTCGAATCCTGGTTCTGAGCCCGGAGCATGGCGCACAGCTACGGCTGTGCGTTGTGCAGGCTACTCAGGCCTTGACACAAACTCCTAAGGATGAGAGGATCCTTGACATGACCGCAGAGCCGCTGACCCGAAACATCACCCGAGTGTTCCGCCTGGCCACCGACGGCGACCGCGCTGTCGGCTACGGCTGGTACGGACGAGCGCGCAACCTCGCCGAGAAGCTTGCCGTCGAGTTCGACGGCAAGGACCCGGACCTGATGCAGGACGGCGACGACGAGTGGACTGAGTACGGCGTACGCAAGGCGGCCGGAGTCATCGCCGCACTGTCGCCGCGCCTCGCCTGGCGGAAGAACGTCGAGTATGCCGAACTGGCCTACATGACGTACGCCGCTATGCAGCGCGAGGCTGAGGGCTTCAAGAACCTCACGCCGGAGGTGCGCGAGGCCATCTTCGTGGGCATGATCCCGACGCTGAACGGGAACGCTCGCAAGGCCTACCGGATCCTGTCCGGCGAGGCGCCCGAGGATGTGCTCGGCGGCCCGAAGGTGCGCGCGTTCTACTTCACGATCGTCGACCCGTCGGATGCCCGCGCTGTGGTCGTCGACCGTCACGCGGTGAGCATCGCGTACAACCGCCCGCTGAACGACGACGAGATCTCCAAGGCTCTCGGTCGCAAGGCAGCGTACGACGCTGTCTCCAAGCTGTACCGCCGCGCCGCGCGGATCATCTCGGCCGAACTGGGCGAGGTCTGGACTCCCGCGCAAGTGCAGGCTGCCACCTGGACGTACTGGCGACGCGAGCGCGCCGCCGCCTACCACGGAGAGGCGTGATCACGATGCCGATCGAGCGCTCGGCGGACCGCAAGTCGGTCCGCTTCTGCAACAGCTACTCGCGGGGCATGTTCGACCCAAAGGAGATCATCGCCGACATGCGCGACCAGATGCAGGGCGTCAAGTACGACACCCTCGTCGGTCGCGGGACGTCGGGCATGCTGGTCATCCCGATCGTGGCCAAAGCGCTGCGCAAGAACTGGTTCATCGTGCGCAAGGAGCACGACTACACCAACGCGCACGGTGGGGTCCAGTTCATGGGCGATCTCGGCCGCCGTTGGGTTTTCCTTGACGACTTCGTCTCGTCCGGCGAGACCTTCAGCATCGTCCGCCAGCGCGTCCGCGATGCAGTCGAGCAGATCAACGCGATCCCCGACGAGCGGTACGACATGGCCAAGCGGACCTGGGTCAAGACCGAGCACCCTCCCTTCTCCACCGAGTTGGTCGGACTCTTCGAGTACGAATCGCGCGGCGAGGGATGGTCGCCATGGGGTCAACATCTCCGGAACCGCGACTGGAGCGATAGGTACACGCGGGACATCCCGACCGCCTACGAGCAGGCCAAGGTCGTCACGACGACGATCACGAACCAACCGACCAAGACCGATCAAGAGATCCAGGCGCTGCGCGAACTGCTGTCGCCGGTAGGGAGCAACTGATGTTCACTGACACGCTGACCACCTACGATGGCGACGTCGTCCGCCTGACGCTGATCACGGGCGAGAAGGTCGCCGGCAAGCTGTACGTCGCTGGGAACGGCACGGGTGACGTGTCGATCCGGGGCGAGATCTTCTACAGTCAGGTGAGCGCCACGGAACCGCCCAAGATGGTCAAGCTGGTCAAGCTGGAGCGCGAGGTCTACTACCGTGGATCCGCCGTCATCGCCGTCGAGTACCTCTGGAGCGAGTGATGAGCGTCCGGATCGACTGGCTGACCGCATCGGATGTCAAGCTGAGCGTAGCCAAGCGCGGTGAGCTGATGGCCGACGACAAGATGGTGACGTCTCCTCGAGCCCTCGTGATCGACGAGGGCTACGAGCCCATCATCATCGAGGGCCGATCGGGCACGCTGCACACCATGCTGGTCAAGGTCGCGCAAGGGTTTACACCCGAGCTTCACTCCAAGCTGACCGACCTCGTCGGCAAGGCGCGGACGGCCGGTGACCGCTACTCCAACGACGGCGAGATCGAGGCCCTGCAGGAGGCGCTGAGCCTGGCGCTCGGACTGCTCGGCCGCGAGGATCTGCAGGCCTGACCCCGGAGCTTGACCACCGTGCGAACACAATGTACGGTGGTCTTGCAGGACAGTCAGTCCGACCGAACAACGAGAGAGAGTGACCTTGAGATGAAGGTTTACACGGTGACCAGTGTCACGCATCGAATCCGGCTCGACGAGAGCGAGCAGTTCGACCTGACCACGCAGCGCAAGGGGATCGACCCCGATGTCACCGTCCGCGTGGGCACGATCGTCGCCAAGCGGAATGCCGACGGCGATGAGTGGGAGATCTCGGCAGGAGGCATTCGAATCCTCAAGTCCGGGAACCTCGGCAAGGCGGTCCACGTTGACAAGTGGGCCTTCGGGCGGGGTTTCACTCAATCCGTCCAAGAGGCCATGTGGTGCTCGTTCCCGCTGGCCGTCCGGCGGATGCTGACCGAACTGGGGGTGGAGGTCTGATGTTCGACAAGACGCACGAGGAGATCATCGACCTCCTGACCTACGCCCGATACGTGGCAGACCTGGAGGGCAAGCGCCTCCTGCTCGACGCTTTCTGCTGCCAGGGCGCGATGACGTCGGGCTACCAGGACAACGGCTTCATCGTGGTCGGCGTCGACATCGACGACAAGGCGCTGGCCAAGTACTGCGGCGACTTCCGATTCAACCACGACGCCGTCCAGTTCATCCTGCTCTACGGACACCTGTTCGACGCGATCTCGGCCAGCCCGCCGTGCCAGGACTACTCGCTCACGCAGCGCATCGTCAGCAACGACTTCCCGCGCCTCATCGCGCCGACGCGCGAGGCGATCCGGCAGTCCGGCGTCCCTGGCGTGATCGAGAACGTGGTCGGTGCCGAGCCCGAGATGTTCGACACGATCATGCTGTGCGGTCAGGACTTCGGCCTGCACACGTACCGTCACCGCCTGTTCGAGTTCGTCAACTGGGAGGGCTGCTACGCCCCGATGCACCGCGAGCACGAGCATAAGACGGTCAAGATGGGCCGCCCGCTCGCCGAGGGCGACTTCTACCACGCGGTCGGCAACTTCCAGCAGGTCGACTACGTCCGGCGGGATCTGAATTTGCCCTGGATGAACCGCGACGGACTGCGGGAGTGTGCGCCGCGCCAGTACGCCCAGTACATCGGCTACCACCTCCAGCTCGAACTGGACGCGCGGGAGCTGAGCGTGGAGTACTCGCTGCCATGCTGACCGTCGACAAGGCCTGGAACCTCAAGGAAGGCGAGACGATCGTCTTCCGGCAGGCGCACTACACGCTCACCGACGACCCGCAGGTCGGGCGCCCGTCGGTCGGCTGGACCAGCCTGCGCACGAAGGACCGCGACGGCCTGGCCGTCATGCTCATGATCGAGGGCGACGAGGACATCAACGTCGTCCGCGTCCGCGACTACACAAACCAGATCCGATCCGGCCAACGCCGGTTCGACCAGAGAAAGCGGAGGTACTGACCACATGCTGAAACGAATCGCAGCCCTGGCCACCATGGCGGGCGTCGTGCTGACCGGAGCAGTCGCGCAGACCGCGTCGGCCGACGAGATCGGCGGGCAGTACGGCGTCCCGCGCTCCGGCCGGATCTGCATCGAGGACAACGGCTGGAACTTCTTCAACCGCGCGCTCCCCGAGCTGGCGTCCCGCATGCGAGCCCAGGGTGTGGCCAACGTCGTCGTCTGGGACGAGTGCAACCCGACTCACGACGCCGCGCACACCATCGACGTCACCTCGAGCAACAGCCCCAGTGAGAACTACTGTGGCCGCCTCGAGCGGACGTGGAAGTGGGACGGCTCGAAGTGGGTCGTCGCGTCGAGCCTGATCCGGTTCAACGTCGGCATCAAGTCCTGCTACTCGTCCGACTTCAACCTCCGGCACGTCATGAGCCACGAGGTCATGCACGCGTTCGGCGCCGTCCACGAGGGGCGCTACGACCGAGTCGTCAGCAGCACGAACGGCTGGGACTACCAGTGGCCGACCAACCAGGACTACCGCGACCTGCGGCGGTTCGGCTACGTGGACCTCCGCTGATGGCGTCCCTACTGGTGCTCCGGCACAAGCTGAACAAGGCCATCATGGCGGGCGACCAGGTCGCGATCAAGCGCCTGCGTGCCCAGATCAAGGCCGAGGAGCAGAAGCGCGGGAAGCGCGGTCGCAAGGGGCTGAACGACTGATGGCCGAGCTGACCTTCGCCTGGGTCGACGATCTTCAGTTCCCCGACCTGACCCCGCTGAACGGCGACAACTTGGGCGATCGGTGCGCGAACACGCGCCTGCTCCCCCTCGGTCACGACCTCCGATACCCGTCGGTGGTCTTCTGTACGCGACACAAGAACCACGGCGGCCGACACGCTGCCGGTGATGGCGAGCATGTGCTCGCAGTCTGGAGATGAGCGTGGGCAGCTACAACATCGAGATCCCGCACCCGGTCATCGAGGTCGAGGTCGACTTCGAGCCAGCGATCAATCACGGCGAGAACAGCCGGTGGTTCGCCCGCGTGGAGATCGGCGGCGTCACGCTTATGAAGCGTGAGTACCAGGCTGACTGGCCTGACTTTAAGCGGCCGGATGACTTCGCCGAAGACGGCGACGAGGCCCGCCGGATGATCCTGGCCGAGTTCGGCAAGCACCTGAAGTCCAAGCTGTTCGACGGAGAGGGGAACTGATCATGACCACCACCGTGGAGATCGACCTGATCGACAACGACGGGGTCGACCAAGTCATCAAGGCGCTACGACTGACCGGGCACGGCGTCCTGCTGACCCTGGCCAACAAGATCGAGGCGGCCCGGCCGGGCCTGCCGGTCCCGACCGCCAAGCAGTCGGTCGTCGAGGACGACAAGGGCAACATCTGGGTCCTGGCCGACCTCAAGGGTGGCCCCGGCCTGTGCTGGTTCGTCTCCAAGTCGGACGGCACCTACGACTGGTCGACCAAGCCGCGCGAGAAGATCGTGCGGATCATTCACCCCGGCACGGGAGAGTGACCATGGGCGTCGTCACGATCTACGACTGGAGCGACCTCCTTCCACGGGACAGACTCGCCAACGTCGACGTGACGACGCCTCTTGGCCGCCTCCTGGCGGACTGGACAGCGAACAACCGTCGCGTCGGTGCTGAGTACGACCGTCGCCGGCGAGCAAGGGAGGGCAAATGGCAAGAGGTAGACCCCGCAGTGCGCGAATCCCTACCGAGGTTCGACACTGCGAATATCACGATCGAGACTGTGAGCATCGTCAATGGCGTCGAGGTCTTGACGGTGCAGGTCAACCCCGACTAGTGTGGCTTTGTGCCGAGCGGCAGAACGAGGTCAACAAGGCCGCGTACGCCCGGCGCAGCGAGAGAGGAGCCGCCTAGTGCAGCCTTCAGGGCAGCCGCAGCTTGTGCCGAACGGTGGATCGCCGATCCGGCCGGGTCCGCTCATCGTCGGCATCATGCTGGCGTTCGCAACGATCGCCTTCCCGCCACTGCTACTGGTGGCGGCGCCGCTGGGGATCGCTTGGATCGTCGGCAAGCTGTCGGCTCGAGCGTCCCGCCGCCGTCGGCACTACGCCAACCTCGAGGGCTACGCCCGCTACTACGCGGAGTGGCAGTCCCGACAGGCTCCCGTGACCAACCCAGGGTGGCGGCTCTGACATGCTGCCGAATGACGCTCCCAAGGTCGTCGAGTGGCGCCTCGCCCAGCCGGATGAGATCCCGCGAGGCGCTACGACCGTCGCGAACGCTGCACGCAAGGCTGGCTGGACGGTGCTCGTCGGATACTCACGCGGACCATGGCTGACCACGGCCGATGAGGACGAGGATGCCGATCCGGCCGACGTCAAGATCTGCGAGATGATCACCGTCCAGGGCAGGAAGCTGGGCAAGAGGTTCCGGGTCAACTGGCACCGCAAGCTCTGGACCAAGGACGCCGAGTACAAGTTCGCTGGCGGGATGACTGACCCGCCCGTCGAGGGCGAGGTCGTCGCAACCAAGGCCAAGAAGGACCGCCATCCCGAGCACCTCGGGGACAAGACCGTCGGCGGCCTGAAGAACTCCAAGACCATGAACGCATACATCAGGGAGGCAGACAGTGAGTAAGCCCAAGAGCGCGCGGAAGCAGCCGCTGACCGACGCGCAGAAGGCCACCCTCGGCAAGGGGCCGATCACCAAGTTCCAGCGCCAGATCCGGAAGGCCATCGAGGCCGGACGCGGCGGCCGCAAGTGAGCCTGACCAAGATCTTCGCGCCGATCGTCGGCGTCGTACTGGTGGCCGGTCTCGTGTTCGGCATCAAGGGTGCGACCGGGTTCTACGACGACAAGACCAAGGTCTGCACCGTCGACAGCAAGAACCGCAACGTGACCTACGACCGCGAGGGCAACCGAGAGGTGCAGATGCTCGTTTACACGCGCGAGTGCGGCACGTTCGAGGTCGGAGACAGCCTGATCAAGGGCAAGTGGCGCTCGGCCGACACGTTCGGCGCGCTGCGCGAGGGGCACCAGTACGAGCTGAAGTACCACGGCTGGCGTAACGGCTTCCTGAGCATGTTCCCCACGATCACGGAAGCCAAGGAGGTCGCGTGACCGACTCGAGCAAGATCGAGGCCGCCGCAAAGGCCGCGTTCCCCGAGCTGTGGCCGACGACCGAGGAAGAACTGAGTCTCCCGCAGCGGGCCGCCCGTACGTTCAACCGTCAGTACGCGATCGAACGGATCACCAAGGCGATCGAGGCCTACAATGAGGCGCCTGGCGAGATGGGCGATGCCGACCCGGTCGAGCTGGCCAACTTCGGGATCGAGCTGCCGTCCGACGCAGCGATAGTCCAGCAAGTCCTGACCGCCATCACGTACGTCGACAACGACGGCAAGATGGCCTACACCGTCAACACGCAGGGCGAGGGTCTCCTGACCACCTGGCTGGGCATGGTCGTGCTCACCCAGAACTACCTGCTCGCCCACTACGGATTCGGAGGTAACGACTGATGGAGTTCGCCGCCTGGCCCAAGACGCCCCGGCTGTTCCGCGACATGATCGTGACCGAGAAGATCGACGGCACCAACGCCGCGATCGTGATTCAGGAGCAGGATCTCGTCAAGTACGAGGATGGCACCCGGATCGGTCCCGACCCGACGCCGCGCAGCGCGCTGAACACGTCGATCGCCGCCGCCGGCCACCTCGTCGGCGCGCAGTCGCGGAGTCGACTGATCACGCCCGAGCAGGACAATCACGGCTTCGCCAAGTGGGTCTTCGACAATGCCGCCGACCTCGTCAAGGCACTCGGCCCTGGCCGCCACTTCGGTGAGTGGTGGGGTTCGGGCATCAACCGGGGTTACGGCCTGGAGAAGGGCAAGAAGATGTTCAGCCTCTTCAACGTCGTCCGGTACCAGTACCTCTGGGATCCGAGCCTGACGCGGCCGGACCTGTACGACGAGGACGGCAACGAGTTGCTGCCCGCGCTCGACGTCGTCCCGGTGATCTACGAGGGTCCGTTCGAGACTGAGGTCGTCAAGTCCTGCGTGGACTCTCTGCGCCACACCGGCTCGCTGGCCGCGCCCGGCTTCGACCGACCGGAGGGCGTCGTCGTCTTCCACTCGGCGGCCAACTCGGTCTTCAAGGTCACCCTGGAGGGCGACGAGAAGCCGAAGGGGCTCGCGTGACCGACCGCGAGACGAAATGGCTGGTCCTGGTAGCCGTGATCGGACTGATCATCGTGTTCGGCCTCCTGGCGCAGGCATCCCACGAGCGGAGTGAGGAGTGCAAAGCGAAGGGTGGCGAGATCAAGTCGTACGGCCGGACCGCCCTGTGCGTCTCACCTGATGGACGGATCCTCGACACCAAAGGGATGTGATGGCATTCTTCAAGAAGAAACCGAAGAAGCCTGAGGTGAAGCCGATCATCCCGAAGCCCTACAAGTCCGAACGAGAGGGCAGGGGCAAGTGCAGCCACTGCGGTGTGGTGAACGGCCACACCGCAAGCTGTGCGAAGGGAGGGTCATGAGCGATCCAGACAAGGAGCGGGAGCGGCTGCGGCGCATGAACATCGCACTGGAGCAGCTCAAGCAGAAGCGTCTGCAGCGAGAGGCTGAGAGGCGCGCCGAGCAGGAGAAGAACAGGAGGAAGCGTGGGTAACAAGCGTACGTGGGGCGACCCGATCGGATCCGGCGCCGGCAGCGGCAAGCATGACTCGCCGATGTCGAAGGGGCGCTGGTACGACCCGAGCAACGCCCGCATCAACGGCGAGGAGAGGTCGCAGCGCCATCACGACAAGGTCGCGGACCGTAAGGCTGCCAGGAAGGCTGAGGGCAGCTCGCTATGCGCGGCCTTCATCATCGCCAACGCCCTCGGGGTCTCGGCGCTGGCCAGCCAGTTCGCACGGGCGAAGGGATGGGTCGCCTGATGCACCCGTACCTGAGGTGGACCCTGATCGTGTTCGTGGCACTGATGTTCCTGGCGCCCCTGCTGGCGGCCGACATCTTCCACGGCGCGGTCGACGCAGTGCAGACCATGATCGCGTCCCTCAAGATCTTCGGCGATGCGGTCGGCAAGTGACCGACGACAAGAAGAAGCGAGGGCGTGGCAACCCCACGCCCAAGTCGTTCGGCCCGAAGTTCGACAAGCGGCGCGACCTCCCGGACCCGAGCAAGCCAAAGTGCGGCGCCTCCTACATCTTCCGAGGGATCGAGAAGAAGTGCGGCAAGCGTGGCTACCACTGGAAGCACGGTCCGGGCTGATGGGCTTCCTGCCGGGCAAGTGGGAGGTGTGCGCGGGCATGACCAAGGACGGAAAGTGCCGAGCCCGCGCCGGGCGCCACACGCAGCACCGCAAGTCGTTCGGCAAGGCGTACGGCCGGACCGACATACCGACCGACCAGGGCAAGCAACCTGGCGCATACGTCCTGAAGCACGGCTTCAGTAAGAGGAGGAAGCGATGAAGGAAGAGAACCAGGGCGAGCTGAAGGACTGGCGCGGTGTCCCGATCAACATCGGCGACACGGTCATCTACACGGCTTCGCACGGCCGGTCCAGCTCGCTGGTCGAAGCCACAGTGAAGAGCTTCACGGCGTCCGGCCGGGTCATCCTTGACGTCGTGCGCGAGTCGTTCGGCTACCGCGCTGGCAAGCCGGTGAACGTGGCGGCCGACCGGGTCACCGTGGCCAATGGCCTCCCCAAGGCCAACGTGCCCACGATGCGCGAGCGGAAGCTGGTCGACAAGGAGCGGCTGCTGGCGCGCTACAAGGACGACCTCGTCACGCTGGAAGCTGGCCAGCAGCTCGAGCCCGAGTGGCGCAACCGGAACCGGGACTACTACACCCCGGACTATGTCCGGGTCATCATCGAGGAGCTGGAAGTCGAGATCGCCGAGCTTCGTAACTCCTGAGCGATAGATCACGCCCCGAGGTCACATGTTGACTTCGGGGCGTTCCTCATCCAAACTTAACGCATGACCCGATTCCCTGAAACGCCCTGCATGCAGAATGCCGATGTCTCGTTCGAGACCCACCAGAACAAGATCCGCAACGTCGAGAAGCGCCTGGAGCAGCTCCTGGCCGAGAAGGCCGACGACGAGTCGATCCAGATCGTGCGCGACACGCTGGGCGAGCTTCGCATGCAGCACCACCCCGACCACTGGTTCCTCGATCCGGGTGCGGGGAAGGACACGGAGGAGGGTCGTCTTCGCCGGCGAGCGCTGCAGGCCTGCTGGGCTGACTGCCCGATGAAGGCCCGCCTACTCTGCCTGGACCGTGGCCTCGAGGAAGGTCCGACGCTGCAGTACGGCATCTACGGCGGCCGGACGGAGAAGGATCGGCAGCACATCGTCGCCGAGCGGAAGAAGCACGAGGAGGCGCACAAGAAGTCGGCCCCCGCATCAACCCGGTGACCAGCCGGGGCGCGGGGGCCCTTCCAGCGGGGAGAGAGTGGCCCCGTGGGAGACACCATCATACCCGATTGCCTAGGAGGTAACGAGCTATGCCCCGTCGTAACCGTGCCAAGGGACGCCGTCCCCAAGCGCAACGCGGCACCAAGTTGTTCACCCCGACCACCGGCACCGCGATTCGTCGCGACGGCCTGGTCCAGCGCACAGCGCGACCGAAGCTGCTCCCGATGGTCGAGGCGACCGGGACCTGCCCCAGCGGCAAGATCCGGTACGGCACGCCGGACGACGCCAAGGAGGCTCTGCAGCGGGCGCACTACAACCGCGAGCTGCTGAAGTCGCCCGTGGTCGAGGAGCGCTACTACCCGATGCCGGGCGACCGTCCGTGTCAGTGTGGTGGATATCACCTCACGAGCCAGCCGAAGAGGACGCGATGAGCCTTCTCGACGACCTGAACAACGCAACCCGGCAGGCTGAACAAGGCGCCCGTCGGTGCAGTGTTTGCGAGGCCTTTGCGAACCTGCCTCCCGATGAGGGAGAATCGTTGCGTAAAGCACTCGCTTCGCCGCTCGGCGCAAAACGCCTGAGCATCATCCTGCAGAATAACGGCGTCTCGGTCGGGGTTCCGAGCATCCATCTGCACCGACAGGAGGGACACACTCCGTGACCGATCTGAGCAAGGATCTGAGCGCCGCCACGCAAGGGGCCGAGAAGATCCCGGCAGGATGGGAACCGTACGCGGAGGAGGTCGGCCGGATCGGCTCGGCCATCGTCCGTCTGCCGCGACCCGACCACACCGAGCGTGACCTACTCATCCAGGCGGGCTTCGACCCGCAGCTCTGGCGCATCAAGGGCGCGATCAACACCCGCCGCTGGATGCGTTACGACCAGGAGTGGCTCTACTACTACAAGTTCGACGTCGAGCAGGGTGAGACCGCCGAGGCGCGCGAGCTGAATGTGGACGACCTGGCCAAGCACATCCGGCGCCGCCGTCGGCAGCCGCTCGACCGGGACATCTACGTCGACTCCACGTACGCCTACCTGGCCAGTGACTGGCAGATCGGCAAGGAGCTGAACGGCGTCGGATCTGCGGACACCGCGCAGCGCATCGCAGACACCGTCGACCAGGCTGTCGTGGATGTCAAGGCGCTGCGGCGGGCGGGCTACAACATGCCCCACGGCTTCTTCGGCGCGCTGGGCGACCTGGGCGAGGGGACCTGCGGGTTCTACCCGAACCAACCCTTCACGATCGACCTGAACCGCCGCGACCAGAACCGCATCGTGCGCGAGCTGGTGACGTACGCGATCGACTCCCTGGCGCCGCACTTCGACAAGTTCACCGTCGCCACGGTGGCCGGCAATCACGGCGAGAACCGCTCGCCCGGTGGCAAGGTCACGACCGACGACAGCGACAACGACGACGTCGCGCAGTTCGAGGCCGTCCGGGAAGCGTTTACACGGGCGGGTGACCCCGGCATCGAGTGGATCATCCCGAACGACGAGCTGGCCATCCAGGTCAACCTCGCGGGCGTCCCCGTCGGCATGACGCACGGCCACCTGTTCCAGCGCGGACCGGGCGGCACGGCGCAGAAGAAGGCCTTCGAGTGGTGGAAGGACCAGGATTTCGGGATGCAGGAACTGCGCGGGACGCAGGTTCTCCTCTCTGCGCACTTCCACCACTACTCCAACGTGGTCTACGGGACGCGCTCCGCGATCCAGATGCCGCCGATGGACCCCGGCTCGAAGTGGTTCGCCGACATCAAGGGCCAGAACAGTCCGGCCGGAGCCGTCGTGATGCGGTTCGACTCGCGCCACAAGCTCGGGTACGACCATCTGCGCATCCTCGACCCCAGAGGGTGACGGTGTTGCCGTACGGCCACATTCCACGATGATGTCGTACGGCAACATTTCCGGGGTTGACCTCGGAGCGGCTCTCCTGTAGAGTCGTAGACAGATCAGCAAGACTGGTAATCGGCTCAACGAGTCAGGCCCCAAACCGGGGGTAGACGGCACCGAGTCGGGGCAGCCCAGCCGTGGCGGGTAGCGCCAGGACCCCTGAAGCCCCAGGGGTCCATCGCAGCGGGATGGCGCAGCTTGGTAGCGCATCGGGCTCATAACCCGGAGGTCGTGGGTTCAAATCCCACTCCCGCTCCTAGGTCACCTATACGGCTTCGGGAACGGCTAACGGTGACTGAAAGACAGGCAACCGCCCGCCGGGCCCACACTGGGTGCGGGAGTCCCCGGAGGCCTGTCGATGTCGGACTGAGGTAATTGGCAGCCTGGCAGCCCCTCAAGCTGCTCGTGCGGGTTCAAGTCCCGCGTCCGATACGGTGTCAGCGAGGTACCTCAGTGGCAGAGGACCGTGCGCACGCCGGACCTGAAATCCGGTTCAGGAGAGGAAAGTCGGGGGTTCGATTCCCTCCCTCGCTGACATTCCATGAGGTGTATCTCAATGTGGCAGAGCAGGGGATTGTTGATCCTCGGAGTGCAGGTTCGAGTCCTGCCACCTCAGCGAAAGAGTTCGGGAGGGCGCCGTGCCGAACCGCCGAGGGCTAGCAAACCGGGTTGATCTCCGGAGAGGCTAGACAGTGGCAAGCCGAGGCGCATGTGTTGCAACACAGCCGTGCTGGAAGTCCGGGATAGCGGAAGCGGTAGCGGCAGGGAGGCATCCCTGTACGGCCAAGCTCCGGGCAGCACGGTTCAGGGGATGGATTGGCATCGACTGCCGGTAAGGCCGCACGCGGAGGCCGGCGGGACCTGGGTTCGACCCCCAGCATCTCCACTGGTCCGAGCAAGTATCCGGCGTCCCCTGCTCAGGGACGTGAGCAAGCCGGTGAACGCGGAGATCACTGAGCGCCCCTGGAGGGGCAAGGCTCGTAGTACCCGGCATTGGGTCCGGCGAAATGGGCTCCTAACCTCCAGGGGCGTGTCCCACTAACACAAAAGAGAGGACCGGCATGGCCGACCCGAAGAAGGACGCCAAGGCGATCAAGAAGCTGAAGGCGACCAAGAAGGCGAACAGCCTCGAGCGGACGCAGCGCCGCCTGGAGGGCAACGACAGCAAGAAGACCCGCGACGGCGGAACCAACCGCCGCAACTGGAAGTAGTCCAAATAGCGAGACGCCCTGTTGACCGCAGGGCGTCTCGTGCTTTAGCGTTTACACGTACCCAAGTTGACCAAGAGAGTGGAGGCCCTGATGTTCAAGACCCGCGAGGAATGGCTTGAGGCGGCGATGGTGGAGCTGCAGGAGCACGTCTTCGGTCCGCACACCATCAAGATCCCACCGTACCGGATCTCCGTGGGCTGGCCAGGTGGTAAGGGCAAGAAGTCCAACGTCGTCGGCCAGTGCTGGAACACCTCGCAGACCGAGGACGGCACGGCGGCCATCTTCCTGAGCCCGGTCGTGAAGAGCCCGGTCGAGGCGCTCTCCATCCTGGTCCACGAGGCCATCCACGCGATCGACGACTGCGCCAGCGGCCACCGGGGAGCGTTCGTCAAGATGTTCCGCCTGGTGGGCATGGTCGGCAAGGCCACGCAGTCCGCCGCCGGCGACGAGCTGACCATCACCCTGCAGGGAATCTCCGACCGCCTGGGCAAGTACCCGCACTCCGCGATCAAGAAGCAGGAGCGCGCCGGGAAGGGCGAGAAGCAGCAGAAGAACCGCCAGCTCCTGGTGATGTGCGCCGAGGAGGACTGCGGCTACAAGCTGCGGACGACCCGCCAGTGGCTCGACCGTGGCCTGCCGACCTGCTACTGCGGCTCCGAGATGAAGGAGGTCTGATGGCCTGGCTATTGGGCGGAATCTCGGCGGCTGTCATCCTGGCCGTCGTGGGCAACATCGCAGGCGTGGTCTACGTGCTGCGGAAGGATAGAGAGAGGGAGTGGGCCAAGTGATCATCTACCGCGTACCGACGTCCGGCCGAGAGGGAATCGGCGAGCTGCTCCAGAAGAGTGAGCTGGGTGAGGCGTTCATCCGCGAGGAGGACGGGACCAAGCGCTGGATCCCGAAACACTGGATCATCGAGGAGGACTGATGCGACGAGCCGACGGCTACACCGACGAGCAAGTCCTGCTGCACTGCTGCTGCGCAGTCTCGGACGGTCACCCCCACGAGGAGTGCCGCCTGCACGGTCGGTGGCCGTGGTCGGGGGACTGGCTGGGCGCCAAGCGCGTCGTCATCACCGAGAACGTCCCGCCCGGCGTCGTCATCTCCACTGAGACCGAGATATTCACCTCGCAGGCGAGCTGGGACCTGATCTATCGGCAGATGGCCATCAAGGTCAACGCCGCGCGCGACATCCGCACGATCATCGAGGACCGGATGTGGGACGTCCTCGCTTGGCTTCGGCGGGCCGGTCATGACGTCTGACGCTGCCTTCGCCCTCATCATCGTGAACATCCCGGTGGTGGGGGCCGCCGTCGCTGCAGGCATCTACTGGATCCCCCGGTGGCGCCGACGGAGCGCGCTGCGTAAGCTGGACGCAATGTTCGAGGCAGACCGCGAGTGGTGGGAGGCACAGTTCGATGACGTGGGACACGAGCGACCGGAGGAGTAGGCTCCCAGAGGACTGGCCAGCCCTCGTGGCCGCCGTGAAGAAGCGCGCCAAGGGGCAGTGCCAGAAGCGGCTGCCATCCGGAGCCCGCTGCCCTCGCCGGGGGACCGACGTCGACCACATCATCCCGAACGACGACCACAGCCTGAAGAACCTGCGCCTCCTGTGCCAGCATCATCACGGTCAGAAGTCGGCCGTCGAGGGCTTCCAGGCGCGCGAGGCGTTCAAGCGATCTCGCTTCAGGCCACGCGAGGATCATCCGGGCACGGTACGCTGATCTGGAACGTACTGCAACCCTACCCGGAGGTACCTCCATGGCCAACAAGGTCGCGCAGTCGGTGAACGGCCAAGCGCCGGGCGAGACGTACGCCGGCGACGCTGCGCTTCTGCCGTTCTACCTCGTCCACGGCTACGTGTACGACGACACCAGCACCACGAGCAAGCTGAACAACACCGGGGTCGCCTCGACCTCCGACGACCCGACGCTCGCGATCAACCGCGAAGAGCCGTGGGACACCGTCGTGAAGATGGGCTCCAACGAGTCGGCGTACGCCGCGCGCATCCACTCCATCGAGTCGGTGAACGACGACGTGTACGAGAACGCCCTCCCGGTCGCTGGCGGCACCGTCATGCGCGTCTACGGCGACAACTTCACGGGCGCGACCTCGGTCACCTTCGGTGGCACCGCTGGCACCGCGTTCTCGGTGGTCGACGACAACACGATCCAGGTCACTTCGCCCGCGAAGACGGCCGGATCTTACGATGTGGTCGTCGTCAAGGCGGCGGGCAACGCTACGCTGGTGTCGGGCGTCTCGTACGTCTGATCTTCGTAGGCCCAGTCCAGGGCCGTAACAACCCCAGGAGGAAAGCATGGCCTACACCGGAAGCCGTCACCGGCGCTCGGTTCCGAAGAAGTCCGTCATCCCGGCCGGTCAGTACGCGCCGGACGTCAACCCGTCGAGCATCGGCGCGGCTGCGGGCGTGTCGCTGGACGACACCACCGAGGGCACCGCTGGCGGCGGCACCCACGTCGCGACCGTGACCCGCGCGGCCGGTTCGATCCGCAAGATCGAGGTCGGCACCGCTGCGGCGACCAACCTGATCGTCCTGTCGGACACCCAGATCTCCTTCGTCGCCCCGGCCAACACCGCTGGCGCCAAGGATCTGGTGATCTACGACGGCGTCGGCACCGTCACCAAGACCGGCGCGATCACGTACAGCTGATCCGCCGCAACGCCTCGAAGCGCCCGTCTCATACTCTGGGACGGGCGCTTTACTTTGTCCCCGGCTTCCCGTAGAGTCCTTCTCATCGCAACAACGACCTGGGATCCTGAGAGAGAGGAGGCTGACATGGCCGCGACCAAGGTGGAGATCACCTTCAAGCCCGACAAAGGCTCGGTACCGCTGCCCGAACTGCTGCAGCACCTGGCGCTCGTTGAGTCGGTGGCCGACGTGACCGTCACGGACGGCGACGACATCGACATGACGCTGGAGACCGACTACGACGACGACAAGCACGTCCTCGTCGCCACCTGGACGGTCTGAGATGGAGGCCACTCGGGGGAGTTGGGCCGACGTCGAGGAGCACGTCTTCATCCGCGACCTGAACGGCAAGATGTGGCGCGTCGAGCGCGCATCCGAGGCGCGAGTTCGCCTGATTGATCGGGACGGCAAGCGCGTCGACATGCTGCGACCGCCGCCTGACCGTGAGGTCACCCTGATCCAGCCGACGATCGAGGAGGCCAAGTTCACGCTGGCGAAGGCTCTCGGGGCCCGCCTGCTGGCCAGCCGCGACGAGGACGGAAACTACTTCGCGCCGATGCCCGAGACCTGGGACCTCGAGTCGGCGCGGTGGCATATGAGTCGATTCCATCGAGTCGACGTACAGTCCCTGTCGCTGGAGCAGATCAGAGAGCTGCACACAACCAGCGAGCCCACCTGTCCGCACGAACACACGGAGGACGTGTGAACGACCAACTCAAGCCTGTCGTGAGCGAGTGGCACGATGACGTCGAGCACCGCTACACGCTGGAGATCAGTGGCCTCAACGAGGACCAGTTCAACTCGATCTCCCGCTCGGTCACCGACGCGATGCGCAACCGTACCGGCGGCATCATCGTGACGTTCTGCCGAAACGCAGTCGGCATCGCCGTCTGCTCCGTTCTGGTGGCCGGCGCCATCTGGACCACCGCCGCCATCCTGTCCAACCTTCCGGGTCGCTGACCCCAGACGTTAGGAGTTCCCTGTGGAAGGCATCGCCAACCTCATCCCCGCGTTCAACAAGAGCGACGACGTCACTGAGCCGAAGCGCAAGCTGACCGACGCCGAAGTCCAGGCCGTCGGTGGCCGCCAGCGCCGTCGGATCCGCCGCGCGCTCGACCGCCGCGAGGCCCGCCAGCAGCAGCGCGGCCAGATCCGGTACAACCGCCAGCAGCGCCAGCTCGCGTTCGACGAGGGCACCGTCCGTCAGCAGCTCCGCATCCTGCGCGGCGAGCTGGAGGTCGCCCCGGCCATGCGGGCGAACCTCGAGGGCCACATCCTGCGCCAGCACCGGCTGAACGAGCGGGAGCAGATGGCGCCGGAGCGCAAGGCCAACGCGGAGAAGCGTCGGAGCGAGCGACTGCACGACCGTCGGATCCGGCGTGCCGACGCGGGTAAGTCGACGCACGCCGACCTCGTCGCCCTGGGCATGCGCTGATGCCGAGCGGCGCTGAGTTCTACGGGCTGGCCGAGCTGGGGCTACCTGACCCCGGCCCGGCCGCGCCGCCGAAGGTCACCGCACCGCGCCGGGTCTATGTCCAGAAGTTCGTGGCCGAGAGCTACCTGAACGACCGGGCGTACCTGATGGCTCGCTTCTCCGAGCGTGCCATGCGGTTCTTCGCCGAGCAGCCTGGCCTGGACTGGAAGACGGTCGAGTTCCGCGTCGTGAACAACGGCAGCGAACCCCGGCCGGGCGAGGCGTGGCGCTGGGAGGCCTGGGTCGCGTAACCCGGACTTAGCTGACCGTTAGTCCGGGTTAGCGTCTCACATCGTGGACCCAGGGTTGATCACGGGGCAACCCTGGGTCTATCGTTGTCACCACAAGACCACGGAGAGGAGCCACTGAGTGACATGCGAGGATTGCGACGCGGAGATCATGACGTACGCGGAGTGGATGACCCTCCCCGAGAGCGAGAGACCTGGGAAGAGATTGCGCTTCGGGCCCTGCTGCAGGCGCTGCTACGACAGGCGGCGGCGGCCACGACGGACATGGCCACTCCGCGACCTGATCGAGGAGGCCGAGTTCCTCTTCGTCGGCGGCGCCGACGTCGCTACCGTGGCGTTCAGGCTGGGGCTGAAGCGAGAGAGTCTGGTCCGGCAGTACAAGCGGGCCCATCAACGCGGTCTGACCGACCGACAACTGGATTACAGGAGACCTGAGTGAGCGACGATACGGACGGCTTCTTCGACGACGTGGACAACGAGGTCGAGCGGGACGGCAGCGGATCCCCGCTGATCCTGCAGGCCGACGGCAGCAGACTGGCGTACACGCGGGCCAGCTCGCTGGGCGACTTCCTGACCGAGACCGAGTACCTGCGGAAGTGGGAGCTTCGGTACCTGGCCAGGCAGATGGGCAAGAACGAGGATCTGGCCGCCCTGGCCGCGCTCGAGACCTACTCCACCGGGTTCGACGAGAACGCCGTCACCAAGTCCGCGAGCGGCAAGCGACTGGACAGCATCATCGCCCGCGCCTTCGACCGTGGCCGGATGGACGAGCGAGCCGACTACGGCACCGTCGTCCACGCCCTGACGGAGCCGGGCAACGAGGGCTACGTGCCGGTCCGGGCCGCCGCCGACGTGCAGGCCTTCTGGGACCACATCGAGGAGAACGGCATCAAGATCGGCGCCACCGAGGTATTCGTCGTCAACGACGAGCTGCGGGTCGCCGGCACCTTCGACCACCTCGTCTGGACCGAGAAGTACGGCTGGACGATCGCGGACAAGAAGACCGGCCGCAACATCAACGGTCTGGGCTTCGCCTGCCAGTTCGCCCCGTACTCGCGCGGCAAGGTCTACGACGTGAAGACCGGCGAGCGGACCGACCTGACGCAGTTCACGGGCGGCGAGCCGATCAACTTGGAGTGGGCGCTGCTGTTCGAGGTCCACGACGGGATGGCCAGGACGCGCCGGGTGCCCATCAGCGACGAGATCGGATACAAGGCCGCCCGCCTGGCCGCCGCAGTCCGTGACGCTCGACGGTGGAACGCCCTGGCCAACATCGACAAGTCGTTCAAGACGACCAAGGGCCCCGAGGTCACGCGCCGAGGCATCATCCGCCGGATCAACGAGGCACGCTTCCCCGAGGAGCTGCTGGCGATCTGGTACCAGTGGGGCAACGGCAAGGACTCATGGAGCGACGAGCTGACCGCCGCCGCCAAGGCCAAGAAAGAGCAGGAGGGCTGGGACTGATGCCCGGAGGACGAGACAAGTTCAAGCAGGGCACGCACTTCTGCCGGACGCCGCTGCGCAAGCGGGAGGGCAAGGTCTACGTCTGCAGGGACTGCGGGGCCGTTTACACATGCAAGCTGATCAAGGGGCGCCTGTCGTGGCTCCTGACGAAAGACGGGAGATGGAAGTGACCATAGCCACCGCAGAGATCATCGAGCACAGCCGGGCTGCGCGCCGCAAGGTGGACGGACTCGCGCGAGAGGTGCTGAACGAGCGGTTCCGGCAGATCCGGAAGTGGGGGCCGCAGACGCACCCGAGCGGGACCTCACCAAACTCGTACATGGCTGGCCGGAGCATGAAGTCGTACGCGGCCATCCTGAAGGCCTGGAACGACGAGCGAGCCGATAACGGAGAGGCCACCTGGGCGCCGATCCTACTCGAGGAGATCTTCGAGGCGATGGAGTCGGACGACATCCAGAACCTGCGCACGGAGCTGATCCAGTCCATGGCGGTCATCGCCGCCTGGATCGAGGACATCGACGCCAAGGGGCACCTGTGACCGCGCTGATGGTCGGCGAGCGGGCGACGTACGACATCGGGGTCGACATCGACGACGTGATCCACCCCTGGTACGACACCGCGCACGCTCTGTCCGAGGCGGCCGGCATCACCAACGGCGTCACCCCGACCACCTGGCGCATGGCCGACGAGTACGGCTGCGACATCGACGTCTGGGCCAAGGTGCTGGACGACGCGACCATGGCGGGCACGCTCTACGGAGTCCCGCCGATCCCCGGCCGCGTCGAGGCGCTGCGCCGCCTGCACTTCGAGGGGCACCGCATCTACCTCATCACCGCGCGCGGCACGGCGGCCTGGCAGACCCCGGAGCAGCGGTACGAGATCCGGCGCCAGACGGCTGAGTGGGTGGCCGAGTTCGCGGTCCCGCACGTCAGCCTGACCTTCGCCTCGAACAAGGCGCTGGTGGCCGTCGACAACGAGCTGGACTACTTCATCGACGACGGCGTCCACAACTTCCAAGACCTGGAAATGTTCGCCGAGAAGTGCCAGACTTACCTGATGACCGCGCCGCACAACGGGGACTTCTTCACCCCGTTCCGACTGGGCGACATGGACGAGTTCGCGGACCTCATCATCGAGGCCTCGCGGAAGGGAGTGAAGTGACCGACAAGGACAAGAGCGAGGTCCGGACCGCCAGCGCTACCGGTGGCGAGAAGGGCGTGAAGCTCGCACGCTACGAACTGATCCCGACCGGCCCGCTGCAGGAGCTGGCCAGCCGCTTCGGCCTCGGAGCGATGAAGTACGACCACCGGAACTGGGAGCGCGGCTACGAGTGGTCCAAGTCGTTCGGTGCCCTGATGCGCCATGCCCAGGCGTTCTGGGCGGGCGAGGCGGATGACGACCTGGGAGAGGAGGCCTTCGCCGAGGCTGGACTGGAGCCGGTGCGCGATGCCGACGGGCGGATCCCCGGATCCAGCCACCTGGCGGCCGTCGCCTTCCATGCCCTGGCCCTGCTCGAATGGACGGCCACGCACCCCGAGTTCGACGACCGGGTCAAGCCGCCGGCAAAGCCCGAGCCCGCCAAGACGGAGTACCGCTTCGAGGACCATCGCATCCGGTACGACGAGATCATCGCTGACATGCTCCGGCCGCGCAGCCGGGTCGGCCTGTATCAGTTCATGACGGGTCCGTGGCCTCCGCTGAAGTACGACGCTCCCATGACTCACTACACCATGCGCGCGGATGGCTCCATGGTCGACAACCGGACGGGCCAGACGATCGTCCCTGGCGTGTCGGCCGAGGAGGACGAGGAGTCCAGCATGCGAGACAGCCTCCAAAAGGGGCTTGACCGAGACCAGCACAACCGGTAATGTAGTCCTTGCCCGTTGAGAGGCGGGCACTTGAAGCCAGGCAGAAAGCCTGGCGAGATCCGGAAGCAAAAAGCAGGCCGGGCAGATGCCGTAGGAGGCAGCAGTGAGCGACGACACCGCAGGCTGGTTCGACGACGCCAACCGTGAGGGTTCGCCCTCCGCGAAGTTCAAGGACGTCGGCGACAGCGTCGTCGGAGAGGTGGTCGACAAGTACAAGATCGACTACGTCCCCTTCGGGAAGAAGGAGCCGGAGATCGACGAGCGGACCGGCGAGGTCGTGAAGCAACTCGCGATCGTCCTTCAGACCGACCTCCGCAACTGGGAGGGTGTGTCCAAGGTCCCGACTGACCAGGACGGGAACAAGAAGCCGGAGTCCGCCGACACCGGCCGCCGCGCGGTCTACGCGCGCAAGGGCACGAACATCTACTCCGCGCTGGGCAAGGCCCTGAAGGAAGCGGAGGCGAAGGATCTGGAGCTGGGCGGCAAGTTCGGCATCCAGTTCTTCGACGAGGAGGACACCGGCAAGGGCAACCCGCTCAAGAAGTTCCGGGCGAAGTACACCAAGCCGGTCGCCAAGAAGGCCGACGACGGCTGGTTCGAGGGTGACGGAGACGCCACCGAGGCCAAGAAGCAGGACGGCCCGAAGACCAGCGCCGAGAAGGTCGAGGAGCCCCCGTTCTGATCGGACGGTGACCCCGAGCCCCAGCCCCACAAGGGCTGGGGCTTTCTCCGTATGAGAGGATCTCCTCATGGCCCCACCGAAGAAGCCGTGTAAACAGCCGGACTGCGAGCTGCCGAAGGATTCGCCCTCGCACTTCTGCTACTGGCACCGCATCAACCGCCTGCTGATCGACGACCAGATCGCCGAAGCGAAGCAGCGCCGCGCCCTGGTGGAATCCAAGCCTGGCTATGAGTTCCGCGCGACCGTCCCCGGCGAGCAGTGGCCGGAGGGTCGCCGCTGGTGCTCCGGCTGCCAGTTCATGATCCCTCGCTGGTACGCCGACGGCAGTCGCTGCAAGGCCTGCGCGAGCGAGGCCCGCTACGGCGCCCACATCCGCGAGACCTACGGCATCACCTACGACTTCTACCTCGCCCTGTACCGCTTCCAGGGCGGCCGGTGCTACATCTGCCGGAAGGAGCCGAAGAAGCGCCGCCTGGCCGTCGACCACGACCACGAGACCGGCGAGGTGCGCGGCCTGCTCTGCTCTGGCCAGCGTTCGTGCAACCATGACGTCCTGGGCAACATCACCAGCATCGACATGGCGCGGCGCATCGTGCTCTACCTCGAGGACCCGCCGGCAAGGGCGCTGAAGGCTGGGCGCGCGCTCGCGGAGGAGGTCGCCACGGCCGGTTCCGGTGTGATGGGTGGCCGCAGTCGGACTATCCAGCCCGAGGCCGCCGCGTCCGGCACGGCCGAGGTCATGGCCAAGATGGTCGAGGAGTCGATCGAAGCCCGCGCGCGCCGAGCCCGCGACGGCCACTACACCGACGGCGACTTCTGGCGCTACCCGGACGACACGACGATCTTCGACATCTTCCACGCGGTGCCCGACAAGCTCGATCCGAAGGTGTGGGAAGTCCGCCTGGAGCTGGCGCGGAGGAAGCAGGAGCAGATCGCTGCCCAGCGCGAGCGCCAGCAGGGCCAGGCCTGACGAACAAGACCCCCGGTGTCCCTCAGTGAGGGTCCGGGGGTCCAGTCGCTTAGAACGGCGTACAGAGCCTCAGTGGTACTCGGGCTCCAGTGGCTCGCTCAGCAGCGGCTCCGAGTTGAAACCGGGCTCCGATGCGGGCTCGGTGTTCTGACGGAGGAAGCCGGCCAGAGCGAGCTGAGCGGCGGCGATGAGTGCCACGGTCTGATCGGGAGTGCCGATGTGGAGACCGAAGCCGACCAGGACCGCCACGGTCGCCTGCACGGCGCCGACGACCACGGCCAGGTTGACCTTCTTGGTGTAGAAGGCCATGCCGAGCGCGAAGAGCGCACCGGCCGCCGCCTGGATGAGGGTAGACGTGTCGGCGGTGAGGCCGGGCACGACATTGAACACGAGCAGCGCTCCCAGGAGAGCCTGCAGGACGCCCGCCCACGCGGCGGGCTCGTAGCCGAAGATCTTCATGCAGAGTATCCTCTCACGCAGCGGGCGGGGGCGGCGTGGTGCCGTCCAGCGCGTCGGCCTTGGCGCCGTCCTCCAGGGCGGCGACCCGGTCGGCCAGTCCCTTCAGGGCGGCCATGGTCTCGTCGTGGATCGCCTCCAGGCGCTGGTAGCGCAGCAGGCTGATCCGCGTCTCCTCGGCGGCGTGCTTCAGCAGCGCCTCGACGGCCAGGCCGAACGTGGTGTCCGACCGACCGATCTTCTGGCCATGGACGCCCTGGCCGGCGAAGGCCTTGAGCTGTTCCGGGGTGTAGGGCATGTCGTCGTCCTCCGTGGGCGGTGGGGTGGAAACCGGCGGCTTGATGACCGGCGGCGGGGTGGTGGTTCCGGGGCCTGCCTTCAGGCGGGCATCGACGTCGCGGCGGAACTTCGCCATGAACGTGTGGCCGGGGTCCGGCTTTCGGCTCGACCACTCCTTGTGGCCGATGATGGACCCTGCGGTCCACTTGTAGAAGTCGCAGATCGCGGCGGCCCAGCGGACTGCGGAGTCGTACTGCTTCGCGGTCATCGGCTGGCCACCGTCGAACTTCACCTCGAGCCCGTAGAACCAGCCGTTGCCGTTGGTTCCGTCGGGGCCGGGCTTGATCTCGGCGGTGCGGGAGGCCTTGTCGGCCCGGACGATGCTAAGGGTCGTCGCTGACCCAGAGCCTGCGTGGTTTGCGCGCCCGATGGCTCCGACGATGACGTCGCCGTCCATCTCGCACGTCGCCTGACACAGCGGACCGGGGATACCCTCGGCCGGCCGACCGGTGACGAACAGGAACTTGTCGTAGCTGGCACTGTTCTGCCCGGCGTCGGAACCGGTGTGGTGAATCACCAGGCCGACGGGGGCGAACGAGCCGGGGCGCTTACGCGTGGTCCAGCCGGAGAACTCCTTGAAGGGCACGCGCCACTTCTTCATCGCAGCGCGGGTCTGCGCGGCGGTCATCGGTGCGGCCATGAGGCTCCTTGGTTAGGCGGACGTGGTACCCATCCAGCCTACGCGGGTGCCTCACTTGTTGTCGCGGAGATCGTCCAGCTCGAAGTCGACACCGTCGAGGCGGCGCAGGAGGAGGTGGACCTGGGTGCGGAGGTCGCGGACTTCCTGCTGGAGCAGCTCGATCTTGGAGTCCTTCTCGGCATTCCTGCTCTCCAGGTGCTCGATCCGGGCGTCCTTGCGCTCATTGTCGGCCTGCACCGCCTGGAGGCTGGCCAGCAGAATGGCATTGGCAGCCGCCGCGTCCGTGATCTGCTGCGTGTCCTCGGCCATGTCGATCTTCTTCTCCTCCAGCTTGCCGGTCCGGCGCTGCTGGATGAAGTCGAGGAGGAGCTTGAATCCGTAGCCGGCGACGAGTAGCGTTCCACCACCGGCAACCTGGGGGAGGTACTGAGCGATTGGCTCCATCAGTTGGTCGTCTCCCCTGAATCGGTGGCGATCTGTATCGCCAGCTTCTCTGCCTTCCGGTTGCTCCGAAGGACTCGTATACGGAACCAGCAACCCAGCAGGATCGCCGCCTCGTCTCCCAGGCTGTACTGCTTCGCAATCACCTGGATACCTACGGCAACTATAATCGCCAGGCCGACCAGGATCAGGCTGAACTCTTCAAGCCGCTCGTTCGCATTGAACCGCGAGAAGGTTGCCAGGCCAGAGCCGATGATCAGGAGGAGCGCGAACCACCAGACCGACCACGAGTGCTGCAGCCCGAACTCCCTGGCCATGGCATCCGCCTGCGGGAGGACCAGGAAGCCCTCGGCGCACAGGTAGGCTAGCAGCGGGATCTGGAAAGGCGAGATCGCCAGGCCGCGACGGAACGTTCCCATCGGGTGCTTGTTGCGGAATGGCATGTACTCCCCCAGACTGGTTGCTGACCAACCTAGTGTATCCGTTTACACGCGGATCAGGCCGTACACCACGTAGTTACGACCACTATGCCGGGGGCACCGTTGCCGCCCGCCGCAGCAGCGGCGGCGCTGGTCCCGTTGTAGCCGGTAGTCAGGGCGCCGCCGCCACCACCACCGTAGTTGCCGCCCGCGAAGCCGGCTAGCGAACTGCCAGCGGTCGCAGAGGCTCGACCGCCTCCACCTTGCCCCTCGCTCGAGCTTCCGCCATTGCCACTGATACCCAGGGCGCCGTCGCCCCATGCCGGTTGGCCGTACCCGCCAGGCTTGTGCAGGTCGCCACCAGTGGGCGTCCCAGGCGAACCGCCTTGAGCACCAAACGGGGTCGACGCCGCAGAGGCCTTGTTGCCAGGCTGCCCGCCTGCGCCAACGAGTTGCGTGGTGTGCTGGAAGGTGGAGTTTCCGCCAGCCGTGCTGGTCGACCCGGTGCCACCAACGCCACCCCCGCCAACGCCGATCGTGATGGACGAGGCCAGGTCACTGGCCAGGTACCACTTCTCGGCCGTGGAGCCACCAGCACCGCCGGAGCCCTTGGAGTTGACGCCGACGGTGGTGCCAGTCGTGTCGGAACCTGCGCCCGCACCGCCGCCGCCGACCGCCTTGGCGTGGACGAGCACAGCGTTCGCGGGCTTGTTCCAGGTCCCCGAGCTGGTGAAGCGCTGGATGTCAGGCACGCCGAGCGCGACCTTCTTGCCATCGATCGTGATCGTGCCGTCGCCGGAGATGATCATGCTGGCGTCGGCCGACTTGATCGTGCCGGGGTTGCTGTTCGGGAAGGTGCTCGAGGTCAGCGGGTTCGACCCGCTCGTGACCAGCGACGAGATGGACGTCGTCGGGTACGCGTTGCTCTGCAGCCACATGGCCGAGTTGGCGGGCTGTGTGGCGCCCCGGCCAGCGTAGGTCTTGACCGCATCCGGCTCGTCCACGCCACCGGATCCAGGCAGCGGCGGCAGGGAGAGGAAGATCTTCGAGCGGCGCTTCCAGGTGAACGCCACGGCAGGGCCGGGCGTCGACTCGTGCGTGGTGCCGGTGTTGTCTTGGAACGAGTGCTGGATCCAGACCGTCGAGGAAGTGACAGCAGGATCCCAGAACACGTCGGTGTACTGGCTGTTGTAGCCGTCGCCGCCCGTGGTCCAGAATCCGTCGCCCGGCATCCAGGCCAGGGCGCGCTGGTTGGTCGCGGCGTTCTCCCAGGACTGCGCAGAGACATTGGCCGAATCCCATGAGGTCGGCCCAGCGGTGACGCCAGCCGGGTGAATCGACCCTGCGTTGGTGCCGGACGTGTAAACGATCCTGTTGTTGTAGTTCACGCCTCGGTAGCCAACCACGTAGCGCGGAGCAGCAGCCCCGGTGTCGAAGCCGCTCGCGTCGTACGTACAGGCCGCCATCGACACGCTGGAGATGAACCCCTTGGTCGACTGGTAGACCGTGGTCGGCGCCGAGATGTTGTTGCCGTCACCGTTCGGGGTGAAGTACCGGATGTTGAGCTGCGTGCCAACCACCTCGGCCACGTACACGTCAGTGCCGTTCGTGCCGACGACCGGCGACGTGACGCCGTTCAGGCGCGAGTATCGGTTGAAGCCGATGCCCTGCGGGCACATCAGGTAGTACGTGTTGTTCGAGCCGGACGGAATCCAGCGCGCCATCCTGTAGACGCCGTTCTTCGGCGCCGTGCTGGTGGTGATGTTGATGACCGACCAGATCTCCCAGTTGGTGTAGTCGGTGAAGTAGTTGCCGCCAGCGCTGGGGAAGGTCGGGTCCGGGTTGCCGTCGTAGTCGAAGAACCAGGCGCGAGTACCGTTCGGGCGAACCTGATGGATGACCCAGGTGTTGTTGGCGTCGTCCCACTGCGAGCAGGAGATCTCGCTCGGCACCAGGCGGAACGTGCCCAGGTCGCCAGTGACCTCGGCGTCCGTCAGCGTGCTGGTGTCCAGCAGGCGCTGGAGATAGGTCGTGCTCGGCTGCGGAGTGCTGGACGGCGGCGTGACACCCTGCTCCAGCGTGATCGAGCCGTCGACCTCCACCTGGCTCGCGCCACGGAAGTTCGCACCATCGGTGATCGTCAGTGAGCGCGCGATGACCTCGGCGTCCAGCAGCGCAGCCTGATCATCCTCAGTCGGCAGGTTCACCATCAGCGTGCCGTCAGACTTGTAGCCCTGGATGCCAGTGACGCCCATCTCGACGCGCTGGCCCGACTCGGCCGTCTTGAACATGCCACCGAGGATGACGGTCGCGGCGAACTTCTCACCCGTGATGCTGCCGGCCAGCAGGTGTGCGGTGGTGATCGCGTCGGCCTGGATCTGGACGCCCGTCATCTGGAAGATCTGCCCGACCGCCTGGAGGCTGGCCGGGGCAGAACCGTCGTCATCGCGCGCCACGATCCGGACGTAGTAGGTCGTCCCGAACTGCAGCTTGCGCGGGTCGTCCTCACCCTCGATGGGGGCGGCGCCCGGCAGTGCCCGGATGGTGAACGAGCTGCTCCGCGTCTCGCCGACCTTCGTGGTCGAGTCCGGCGTGAAGCCGATCGTGGTGGATACGTGGACGTCGTACGTTACCGGGTCGTGGTTCGTGATGGGCGACCAGCGGACGTACATCATCTCGACGCCCTGGAGCACCTCGGGGTCCGGTGAGCTGGCCGGAGCCAGGCCGTCCGTGGCTGCCGTGCCGGTGGCTGCGCTGGCCTCAGCGGAGGCGACCGAGTACTTGCCGCTGGCGGTGACCGTGACCAGCTTGACGTAGTTCGTCCCGGCCGGGCAGGGCACGAAGACCCGGCCACCGCGCGGGGAGGCGAAGGAGGTCTTGAGCGTGACGTCGGGGTCGGGGGTGAAGCCGGTCGACTGCGACGTGTGGATGTCGACGCGCGCGAAGTCCATCGGCGCGACCGTGGTCGACGGGTCGAAGAAGCCGGTCCACTCGACCGTGACGCCGCCGACGGCGCTGGAGACGATCGGGAGCGCGGGAGTGGGCGGCGTGGGGCCGTTTACACTCGCAGCGACGTGCGTGCCATCGAACTGCTTGCCGATGATGCCGACCAGGGTGTCGTCGCCGTCGTACTCTTGAACGTTTCCGTCCTCGATTGAACTATAGGCGAGCTGCGGCTGCGAGACCCCGCGAGAAACCGACCGCTCAACGGCGGTCAGACGGCGGGCGAGTTCCTGAAGGCTAGTCACCCTGCGATTCTATCAGCGGGCGTCACGGAGAGCGCCATCGCGTTCCCGGCGGCGGGTTGGAGGGTCGTGGAGAGCACGCGGACCCACATGCCGAGGTCGATCCAGTCCAGCTCTCCCTCGATGTAGATCTCGTCGCCCGGCTTGACCGAGCCCATCGGCGCGTGCGGGTGGTCGATCAGTGCAATTTCACTGACGACGTCCAGGTTCTTCCGCCAGGCCATGTCAGCCTCGGCCACGGCGTTGATCGCCTTGAGGCTGCGAGCGCTCTTGTCCTCCACGATCCCGACGCGGCGAAGGCGGCCGGTGTTCCGACGGAGCTGAGCCATCTTCATCGTCCGGCCCTCGCCGGCGCCGAGCGCCAGGATCTCCGAGGCGTAGTCGTCGCCGTTGCGGTCGACCTTCGGCGGGATGAAGATGTTCTCGCCGACGACGAACCGAAGCGTGTCCAGGCGGCGGCCCATGCGCGGGTAGGCGAAGTCCAGGTAGTGCTTGATGACGTCGCCCTCCCACTGGTGTCGCTCGTGGTAGTCGAACGGCGTCTCCTTGGCGTACTTGTCCATCTCGCCGCCCAGGTCGTGCGTCTGCCACCAGTTCAGCTTGGCCGGGCCGGACTCGAAGCTGACCGGGCCGGACTCGGTGTCGAACTCGATCTGCTCCAGCGCGGTGCCGACCTTGAGGCCGGTGAGCAGGCTGGACACGTTCAGCCCGAGATTGCCGCCCGGCTGCGCCTGGACGTGGGACCACATCTCCCGTACGACGTTCAGCGGATCGATCTCGACGCCCGACCACGAGCCCAGGTACGGCATGTCGTACATGTACCCGGCGTACCCCATGCAGTCGAGGGTCCACTTCGGGCCGTCGAAGCCGGAGTTGGTCAGGATGCCGCCGCCGATGATGTTGCCGTCCTCCTCGGCCCAGATCGCCGTGCCCCATTCCTCGAGCAGGGGCCGACCACTGACGATCAGCTTGGAGAATTCAGGCGAGATCGTGCCGGACAGGGAGGCCGGACCGGACAGGGTGTCCGTGTAGGCGACATCGTTCAGCGGCAGGTCGATGTCGAGCAGCTCGCCACCATCTCCGGTGCCATCGAGCCGCTGAGCGAGATAGCGCCAGTTGCCCATGGATCAGTCCGGCTGCTCGACGAAGCGGAGGTGGACCGAGCACGTCGTGGCCGAGTCGGTGTTCAGCTTGTTGTTCTGCGAGGTGTTCGTGACCGTCGCCTGGATCTCGAAGTTCTGCGTGGTCCCTCGGAGCGCGGCCGGGATGTAGACCTGACCGCCCATGTTGATGCTCCGACGGTCCGCGCCGCCGCCAGCGGGCAGCGTGTCGTCGAACCACGAGGAGACCGTCGCGATGCCGGCCGACAGCGACCCGATGCGCATCAGGGCCGCCGCGATGGACGATGCGATCCGGAAGCCCTCGATGAAGCCGGTGACGTAGACGTACGACGCCCACTTCGGGATGTAGATAGCCTTGCGCGAGTTGTCCGGCCAGTACTCGTAGGTGTTGGCGGTCGCGACGGACAGCAGGTCGGCCACGGAGGCGTTTACATGCCACTGCTCGTCCTTGCTGCGCGGCGCGGCCATCTCGCGGAGGTCGACGATGTGCGACGACTGCACCGTGGTGGTCGACGCCGGGAGGTCGATCCTGGCCAGCGCGTATGCCGGGTAGTTCAGGTTGAGCTGGTCGAACGAGGTCGTGGTCGACGGCACGTTCTGGATGACGACCGTGCGGACGTACTCGAACGTGTTCTCTTCGCCGGACGGCGGATCGGTTGAGAGCATGAAGGGGTGGCCGACGGAAGTGAACTCCGGGTCGCCGACCACCACGCACACGAGGTGCGACTTCGCCGAGCCGGAGCTGGGCGGCATGTCGGACGGGCCGAGCACGTCCTGCGTCGGGTTGTAGACCATGTAGCTCTGGTCGGGAGTCTCGCCCTGGTAGCGGTTCAGGACGACCGCGCCGCCCGAGAGCACCTTGATGCCGTTGCCGGGCGTGTCCAGCGGGACCACCTTCAGGTCACCGAGCTGGGCGATGCCCTCCGCGCCGCCGGTCGCGACGTACTGGCCAAGCCGCGCCAGAGACGACGGGATCAGGGCCCCGTCGAGTGCCCAAGGCACGTTGTTCCAGGTCATCGAGATCCTCCATCAGATCGAGGCGTATGCGCCTCTCCAGCTTACAGTAACGGTCGCGGTGCCCTCAGCAGAGGTCCCGCCGAACGACAGCTCCTGCGGGCCGGGCTTGAGGACGATGTCCTTGAGGCGAGTCCGCCGAGCGAGCTTGCCAGCCTCCGAGTATAGCCCCTGCCGGAGCACGCTCAGCTTCCAGGGGCGCGTGTCGATCTCGACGTACTGTCCGGCCGCGATCGTCATGTTGAGCTGCAGACGCCACAGGCTTCCGCAGAGCAGGTACGGATTGGTGATCGGGCCGTTGAAGCGGATGATCGGGTACGTCGGGACCTTGCCGCCGACGTAGATCGAGCCCTCGCGCTGGCCATCAGGCAGGGTCGCCACCGGGAACGTCGCCGGGAACGTGAAGCCGCCCGAGCTGGTCGCGACGAAGTTGACCGTGGTGGAGCTGAGGTCGTCGTCGTAGAACAGCGGGTCAGCCGTGTCGAACGTGCTCGTGATCGGGATGTAGCCACCGAGGATACGGTTCGACGGCGGCGCGGCCCAGCGGCGCGGGCGACCGTAGAAGCGACGAACGCGGCCGGCCACCATGTAGCGGACGACGGCCATGCGACCGGGGACCTCCGTGATGTCCTTCGCCAGCCAGGCGGTCCGCAGCGTCTCCAGGGCGTCGAGCGCGGTCTCCGGCGACGTCTGGTTGACGTGCAGCGCGAAGGTGTGCGTCGGGCCCTGGAGTGCGTCCCGGCCGAAGTTGCGGGTGCCCCGGACTTGGTTGAGGCTGTCCTGCGTGAGCCAGTCCGAGTCGCCGGGATCCCAGCCGTCGTCGTCCATCGAGACGTCCAGTCCGATCCCGAACCCGACGCCGTCCGTGGACAGTTCGTTCGGGAGGATCTCGAACTGGTGGTCCTCGAGAGTGATCACGGCCGACCTCCTGCATAGACGCCGCCCCGACCGACACGCTTGGCAGCGAACAGGATGTCCGAAGCCACGTCCTCAGCGGTGAGGTCGGTGCCGACGAAGGTGGGCGAGTATTGGAACCCGCCACCAGCGCCACCCCGCATCCGGTCGAACTGGTCCGCCGTGAAGACGGGCTCGGGCTTGCCGGTGAGGTTGACGACGGTGGTCAGGCCGGGCGGGAGGAACCCGCCGTTGTCGTACATCATCGTACCGTTATCCGGCAGGCCCGGCGCGCCGCCCTCGGGGACGACACCGCCGTCGGAGTACCAGTGGTGACCCTCCCAGAACGCCTTCGCCTTCTCGGGGGAGCCGTACCGGTCCTTGATGTACTTCAGGCCGAACTCAGCCTGCTTGGCCGGGTCCGACGTCTTCTTGCCGTACGGAGCCCAGGTGCCGTCGAGGAACTGGAAGAGGCCGTACGCCGAGGACGTCGGGTTCTGCGCGTTCGGGTTCCAGCTCGACTCGTGCGAGATGAGCCAGTTCAGCGCCGACCACTGCGAGCCCTCCCAGCCGTACTTCGACTGCGCCATGGCCTGGACCATGCGCTGGAGGTCGCTCGTCGTGCCGTTCCAGGGAGCCATGTCCTCGTCGTTGCCCGCGCCCACCAGGCCCTTGATGCGGTCCACGAGCGCGCCGAAGAACTTGTCCGGCAGCCGCTTCAGGCCGCGCGTCAGCCAGGTGTCACCGAAGGACTCGGTCATCTTGTTGAGCGGGCCCTCGACCTTGCTCTTCAGCCAGTTCAGCGGGTTCGCGACCGCGTCCTTGATCCAGCCCGCCGCGTCCTTCAGGTTGCCCAGGAGGCTCTCCAGCTTCGACGGCTTCTTGACCTCCTCGCGCTCACCGATGCCGGTGGCGCCACCCAGGATCGTCCGCATCGGGTCGACGGGCGTGCCGCCGACGCGCAGCTCGAGGTGGAGGTGCGGGCCGGTCGTGTTGCCGGTCGCTCCGACGTAGCCGATCAGGTCGCCGGCCTTGACCTCGTCGCCGAGGCCGCGCGCGAACCGGGACTGGTGAGCGTAGTACCACTCGCCCAGACCCTTGGTGATGATCTTCATCAGGTTGCCGCCCCAGCTCGACCACGATGCGCCGGAGACCCGGCCGCCCATGACGGCGTGGATCGGCGTGCCGGTCGGGGCCGGGAAGTCGGTGCCGGTGTGGAAGCCGCTCGACCACATGGGGCCGCGCTTGCCGAACGGAGTGCCCGTGCCATAGCCAGGGACCGGCCAGGCGACGCCGCCGTCCTTGAAGCCACCGAGGAAGCGCTTGGCGCCCAGGACGCCGCCACGCTTCGCCCGCGCGTTGGCCGCGTAGACCCAGTCCGCACCGAGCGCGCGCGTCAGCTCCGGACGGAGGATGGCCTCGCCGCCGCCGACGTGGATCAGGTGCGTGTCGCGACCCGGCGTGTAGCCCGGCCGGACGCCGTACGGGATGCCGCCGTCGGCGAACCCCTCGGGCGGCCACGGGATCGGGTCGACCTTGTCCATGCCCAGCTTGTCGGCCAGGAAGTTGAAGCCCTTGATCAGGCCGCCGTTCAGGACGGTCCGGACCACGAAGTCGATCGGCCCCTTGGCCAGGGTCTTCAGCCCGTCCCAGGCGGCGCCGATGAACTTCATGGCGATCTGGAACGCGGCGACCAGGCCGCTCTTCAGCGACTTGCCGTTGAGGTCGACACCGAAGGCCTTGGCGAACGCGTTCAGCAGCGGGTAGATCGCGTGCTCGTAGACCCACTGGAAGCCGTCTGCCAGCGCGGAGAAGCCCTTGCCGATTGCGTCGAACGCGACCTTGAAGGCGAGCGACCACAGCTCCCAGACGATCTTCGCGATGACGCCGATGACCGGGCCGAGCACGTTGTCCCAGGCCCACTTGATGTCGCCGAAGACCTTGCTGACCAGCTTTCCGAAGGCGGTGAAGATCGGGGACAGGACGGTCTTCCAAAGGTCCGAGACGAAGTTCCAGATCGCCTGGAGGGCAGGCCAGATCCAGGTCTGCCACGCGTAGACGAGACCTTGCGCGACCTCGGAGATGACCTTGCCCCACAGCGACCAGTACGGGATCAGGATCTTCTGGAAGTAGAACTGGACGGCGGTGGCGATGGCGCCGAAGACGGCGTTGATGATGGTCCGCGCCGTCTCGCTCGTGGTGTAGAGGTAGACCAGCACGCCGATCAGGGCCACGATGCCGACCACGATCCCACCGATGGCGGCGCCGAACGGAGTCATGATGGCTGCGAGACCGGCGATGATACCGGCCGCCGCCTGGAACGCCACGACGAGCGTGATGATGGTGAACACGATCCCCTGGAGCACCTTCGGGTCCAGGGCAGCGATCCACTCCAGCAGGGCGGTCAGGCCACGCAGGATGATCTCACCCAGCGGCATCAGCGCCTCGACCAGCGCCAGGAACGCGGGGACCATGGCCTCGAAGAATCGCAGGACCGGCGGACCGAGCCGCTTGACCTGATCGAGGAAGTCCGTCCACAGCTTCTGCCCCTCGGCCGTGCCCATGAACGCGACCATCTGGGCCGTCAGGTCGGCCAGCCCCTTGGAGAACTGCACCGCGAACGGAGCCGTGATGGTGGCGAGCTGCGCGAGCACGGTGGCCAGGTTCAGGAAGACTGCCGCGTAGTTGCGGATCAGGTCCGGCGACACGTCACGGAAGACCGAGAAGAAGTCCTTCCAGATGTCGTTCGTCAGCGTCTGGGAGGTGAGGCGGGCGATGTCACCGAAGACCTCACCGAGCGTGCCCATGAACTGCGTGAAGTCCGGCAGGTACGTGGTGACGAGGGTCTGGATCGCCTCCTGAAGCCCAGGGAACAGCCCCGCCTGGACCGCGTTGCGGATGGCGTAGAACTCGTCCTTGAGGCTGAAGATGAACATGGCGAACCGCTGGCCGGCCGGACCGAGCGCGTCCATCGCGTTCTTGAGGTTCTGCATCGAGGCCGAGCCCAGCTCGTTGCTCTGGACCAGGGCGTCGGTGTAGTCTGCCTGCGACCGGGCCAGCGCGCGCTGCGCGTCAGCGACTGCCTCGGCCGACTCGACCTGGGCGCGCTTCTGGTCCTCGAGCGCGTCGGCTACGTCACGCGCGGCATCCTTCTGTGCGCGCGCCGTCTCCTTGACCGCGTCCTGCAGGTTCTCCTGCGCGTCCTTCTGGCGCTCGACAGCAGAGGCAACGTTCTCCTCGGCGGTCTGGACCTTCTCTGAGCCCTTGATGCCCTTCTGGCGCTCCTCGGCGAGATCCTTCTCCTCCTTGCGGATCTCCTCCAGGCGCAGGCGGGCCTGCTCCAGTGAGATCGACGCCTGCTCGCGCTCCAGGTTCGTCGCGCCGCCGTCCTTCTGGATGGCGTTGTACTCGACGGTCGCGTTGAACAGGTCGATGACGGCCTGGCGCTCGTCGAGCTGGTTCTGCTTCTGCTTGGCGGCGATGTCCTCTTGGTCCTTGGCCGCCTGGCGCCGGGCCTCGCGCAGATCCTGCTGAGCCTTGGTGGCGTCACGCTGGGCGTCGGCCAGGTTCTTCTCAGCCTGCTCCTGGCGGTCGAGCGCACTCTCGATCTGGCGGGAGGCGCTCTCCTGCGCGTCGGCCACTCGCCGAGCGGCGTCGGACCGCTGACGGGAGGCGTCACGGGCGGTGCGGGTCAGGCGGCGCTCGGCGTCTTCGACCGACTCGGCGGCGTTGCGGATGCGCTTCGAGTTGGCGAGGAGATCCTTACCCGCGTTCTTCTGCACGTCGTTCAGGGCCTTGACCGCGTCACCGATGCCAGAGAACGCGATGGCGAGCGCGCCCAGGCCAGAGGCAGCGGCCACTGCGGCCGGGCCGAGCGCGAGCAGTCCGCCAGCGATGGCCGTTAGGACGGGCACCAGAGCTGGGCCGAGCGTGGCGGTCGTGAGCACGACGGCGTTGAACGCACGGAAGCTGTTCGCGGTGTCCTCGGCGTGCGAGCCGGTCCGGCCCATTAGGCGGTTGAACGCAGCGAGCTTGTTGCTGGCGCGGTCATCGAAGTCGACGCGGACGTTTACACGCTTGCCGTCGACACCCTTCAGCTCCTTGTTGAAGGCGGCCAGCTCGGCGGCGGCGGCCTTGGCGTTGACGCGCACGTCGATGCTGGCCGAGTTCTTGGCCAGCTCGTTGATCTGCTTGTCCAGCTCCTTGATCTCGGCGATGGCTGCACCGGCATCGAGATCCACGCCCACGCGGGCGTCGCGGAGGGAGGCGAGCTGCTGGCGGATCTTCTCCACCTGGGCGCCGCCGGACTCACCGATCGCGTCCATGGCCTTGGCCACGCGCTTCTTCATGGTGGTCTCGAAGGCGCCGGAGAATTCGTCGCCAACCTGCTGGCCACCACGGCGGCCAGAGCGGCGAGCCTCGGGTCCACCCAGAGCGTCGTCCATGTGACGCCGGGCGCGCTCAGCGCCGCGCTCGCCAGCCTGGTCCAGGGACTCCTCGAAGATCCCCTCCATCTTCTTGGCCGTCCGTCGCGCCGCAGCCTCGAAGCCTTGGAACGACGGAACGACCTGCAGGAAGATGGAACCTGCGGAGTACACGCCGTCAGCCACGGAATGTCCTCCTTGTTGAATGGGCCGGCTACCTACGGAGAAGTCTAGCAGCCAGCTTCTTGTGCTGCTCTTGGCGCTTCTGAGCCTGGATGCGCGGCAGGGCGGTCTCCGGTCGCGGAGCTGGCTTCGGCGGCTTGACTTGCTTGTCGCCGTTGGCAGCCCGAGTCACGTAGATCAGGCTGTCGACCCTGTCTCGCAGGGCGGTGAGCGCCTCGACCTCTGCCGACCACGTACTCATCGGAGGGGCCGACGACATCGTCTTTCCTTCGCGTTCAGCACGCTCTTGGGCCTCGACCATCATCGCTGCATGCTCGGGGTCCTGCGTGATGACCTGCCAGTAGTACGTGTCGCGTGGCAGGCGGTCGATCAGGTCGAGCAGGAGTCGCCACTTGCGCCTACGCCAAAGCTCCCTGATGCTGGCACCAGGGAGCTTGGAGGCGAAGTCGTACTCGAGTTCAGCCCGGTACCGGCCGATCAGGAAAGCCAGTCTTTTCCCATGGCGTTCGGGTCCAGGTCGTAGTACTCCATGTACGACTTGATCAGGTTGTTGAACTTCCAGCCGGGCACCTCGGCCTCGGCGAGGATCTTCTTGCCCTCCTCGTCGAGCGCGTACTTCAGGAAGTTGGCCGGGTGCTGGATCTGCATCAGATCCTTGAAGTCGATCTCGGCCGGGTCGATCATCGTGAATCGCTTGCCGTCCACCACGGCGGCGAACCGAGGCTTCGACTCGCGCTCCATCTCGTCCAGGTTGGACATGATGGTCTGGTTCAGGTGGGTAACGTTGTCCTGTGCCACGGGCGGGCTCTCCTTGATCAGTTGGTGGTGCTGGGCTTGCGCTTCGGTCGGATGGACGGGCCTCCGTTGGTCTCCCAACGCTGCTCGTCCGCGTCTTCGGTGAGGTCAACGACCTCGGCGTCCTTCGCCTCCGGCAGCTTCGCCATCTCCGCTTCGGAGAGGGCCGGGGTCTCCTTGACCGGCTCGGCGGCGGCCACCTCGCGGTAGCCGTTCCACCTCAGCCGGACCTCTTCACGCGCGTTGTGGGCCACCTTGCGCAGGTTGCCCTTCACGAAGTACTTGTCAGCCATGACGCTCAGCTTATCACTGCGGCACGATCTGAGTCGTCAGCACGATCTGGTGCGGCGACTTGATCAGCGTCTCGAGGTCGTTCTCGACGTCGCCCAGCTCAGCCTTGAGGCCCAGCTCGAGGTCGCCGACGGCGCCGCCAACCTCGCTGGTGACGTGCGTCTTCAGGTCAGCGAACGCGTTCTTGTTGTCCAGGCGGCCGACCGCGATCGAGGAAGCGATGGCGTTCAGCATGGTCGTCAGGTCCACCGGCTTCGGCGGGGCCCACGGAGCCTTGACCGCGATCTCCGCGTCGGGGAGGTAGGTCTTGTAGCTGCCGGACGTGTAAACGCTCCAGGGCGACCAGCCATCCTTGCCAGCGCGGACCGCCTCGTCGTAGATCTCGCGGGCGAGTCGGGCGTTGACCTCGGGGTCGCGCCAGTTGGCGCCGGCCAGCAGCAGGCGACCCGGCGAACCGTCGCCGCGAAGCTGGTGCCACTTGTTCGAGACCTGCCACAGGCCGTGGTCGCGGTTGCCGATGGAGGTGCCGCTGGTCGATCGGCCCATGGCTTCGGTGTCGCCGCCCGACTCCCCCAGGCTGACGGCGACGGCAGTGATCAGGTCGGGACCACTCCAGTACTTCGACGCCACGTAGGCGATCTCGTTCGGGGAAAGTTTCATGGGGAAAGAGTAACACCCCTGGGCCCGCCCAGGCCAGGGGTGTTAGCTCGACTGCGATGCGGATCAGGCGGTGGGGAAGCCCATGTCCGCGAGGAGGGCGTTCCAGCCCGGCCCGCCGAACAGCCAGGACTCCGAGAAGCCCAGGTCGCTGTCCTCTTCGCCGGTCAGGGTGACGCCCCAGGCGATCGGGTCGTCGCCGCCGCCGAACGACTGCTCGGCGTAGTTCGTGACCTTCGCACGCGGGAAGAACCGCGCCACGTAGATCTCGCCGCCGTCGCCCAGGTCCACGGCCACGCTCAGCGCGCGGTAGTGGCGGCTGGCCGGACGGGTCGGCTTCTCGACCCGGACCTCGCCAGTGTTGGCGTCGGGGGTGACGGCCGCCAGGTCGGCGCCGGTCGCCAGGCCGATCGTCAGCAGCTTGGTCTCCTGCGCGGTGACCGCGAGCGTGCTGGTGTCGGAGGTGACGTCCGACCGGGTCGGGGTGACCGAGCCCCAGGACGTGACGTCCGAGGTCGCGACGTCGCGCGAGAACGCGGCGCCGTCGGTGGACAGCCAGCCCAGGTCGTCCCACCCGGACGGGAGGGGCTTGAGGTTGACGCCCGCATCCAGGCCGAAGCCCTTCTGGCCGCCGACCAGGAAGAGGTTGGCGAGGACGGTGCCGGAGCCCGACACGACGGTCACGACGGAGTCGGAGCCGGTGTCGGTCGCGGTGACGGTGAAGTCGCCGCCGGTCACGTCGGCCGTTCCAGCCGAACCCAGGACCGCGTTGACCTTGGTCACGACGCTGGCCGGGGTGTCCGCAGCCGCGAGGGCCGTGGTGTACTCGGTCGAGCCGATCTTCAGGACGAGGTCGCCGCCTGTCGCGATGTTGACCGCAGAGGCGGAACCGGACACGGCGCCAGCCGTGGCCGTCGCGCTGTACTCGGTGAGCGTGGTGATCGCAGGGGCGCTGATGTCCGACAGGAACACCGAACCCTCCAGCGCCTTGCGGATCAGCTCGGTCTGCTTGTTCTTGAGCTGCTCGTAGCTAGCCACCATCTGGTCCTTCCTTCACGTCTGTCGTCAGCGCCGTACGCTGAACTGGTAGGTACCGGCGTAACGCCGGACATTGGGACTGTCCCACGGCCTCTGTGCAGGGACCACAGGCACGGTCACCATGTCCAGAACTACGAGGCCGGACGAGATGACCACACTGTGAGGATAGTCCAGTAGGTGGGCATCAATCCTCCCGATCAGCGACTTTGCTACCGACCGGCCGGCCGCGAGCACTTCCAGCTCGACGACCGGATTGTACTGGAGCTTCGTGCGGCGGCCGAGCGACAGTTCTTGTACCCTGCAGAACGGCAGCGGGAGATTGGTGTCGGGGAAGTCCACGCCTACCGACGCTGGAGTGCTGAAATCCGCACTGAAGTCGCGCAGCAGGATCGCCCGGATCGCCTCTTCGATGTCCGGGTACGGCTGAAGATCAGTCACCCTCCATCACTCCCCGGTAGTCTCCGATCGCGGCTCCGGCCCGGCCAAGCGGGTGGGAGCCGGACATGTGCTGGTTGCCGAACTCGTTCGGGGCCGCCGCCTTGTCCTCGTTCACGACCTCCACGATGACGCGACGGAACCTACCAATGCGGATGCTCCCGGCGCTGGCGTTGACCTTGAACTGGTCGGCGTAGTGCGGACCGGGCCCGTCGGAGCGCGGTGCGATCTGGCTGGCGAGCTGTCGCACGTCGTGCCCTGCTTGGTAGACGGGCTCCAGCATCTGGTTCGAGGTCGCGAACTTGTCGAACTCCCGGTAGTTCGGGACGAAGCGCGCCTTCACGCGCGCACCCTTCGCCATCACGCACCGGTCCTCGAGAGAACGACGATCATGCCCTTGTCCTTGCCCTTCAGGTCGTACGCGCCCGGCACGCCGACGACGCTGTACTCGTCGCCGCGAACCACGATGGTGTCGGTGGCGTACACCGAGTTGGGAGAGCCAGGCGGGATGTAGACGTTCCAGCCCTCGATGATGACCCGGCCACGGTCGGAGTCCTCCGTGCTCGACCGGGGCCAGAGCTGGCAGTTGCGGATGTCGAACTCCTGCGGGTCACCCGTAGGGTCGCCCTGCCAGTCGACCGGCGCAGGCCGCTTGACGCGGATCGTCTCGGCGCCCCTCATGGCGTCACCGGGGTGAATGCGACGGTGGTGTTCGGGTCGCCGTACGGGATCCACCAGTCAGACCCCGACGAGTCGGGAAGGTAGACCACGTCATCCTCGGCCGCGTCGGCGCGCGTCGTCGGCTGGATCCAGAGTCCGGTCGAGCCGTCCGGTGCCAGGGTGAGCAGTAGCTCCTCCTCCGACGGAAGCAGCGCCATGTTGGCCGCCGCGACGGCCATGGCTTCGGGGCGGCGCTCACTGATCGGGCCGACCGACTCGGAGACGGTGCCGTCCGGGTTCAGGTACGTGCGGCCGGCCAGGAACATGCAGACGCGCTTCGCCTGGCGCGGCACGGCGACTGCGGGGTTCTGCAGCTCCCAGTTCGGCTGCTGCGCAACGTCGCATACGATCTCCGTGGCGGTCTGGATCACCAGGAGCGCGAAGGGGTCAGCGGACACCGTTGCGATGTCCTGCCGCGCCCAGGTGGCCAGCTCGGCCGGAGTGATCAGTGTCGTCATGGGTACATCCTCCCATAAGCGTTGCGGCCCCGCCCGCCGAAGCGAGGGGGGCCGCTGCTTAGATCAGACCGGATCAGATCACGGAGTCAGGACCGACCCAGTGCCGGTGAGGGTGATCGGAACGATCCGGACGTTGTCCGGGTTGTCCACGATGTCGCCCGCGTCCGCACCGTCGCCGCCGACCCGCTCGTCGAGGATCTCGTTGATGCCGATGAAGCTCGACACGACCGAACGGTCCCGGAGGAAGTTCGGGTCGTAGTCCATCAGCCAGCGAGCGGCGTAGCCGTTCCGCGACAGCTTGGCCGAGACCACCGCACCGCGCGGGGCGACCGGCGCCACGGAGCCCTGCACGAAGCTGGACCGGTGGAAGTAGTACGCCTCGTTCGGCTCGAGGTTTGGGTGGGTGATGACCGGGGAGCCAGCCAGCGAGCCGATGAGGGCCTCGCGGACTGCCGGGGACACGTTGCCCGACAGCTCCATGGTGGAGAGCCGGTCGCTGGCCAGCCAGGCCGCCTCGACGTCCGAGCCGATCAGGAACACGCGGCCGGAGTACGGCGCGGTCTGATAGCCGTTCATCAGGCGCCGGGCCTCGACCGCCACCAGGTGGGGGTCGGTGTCCAGCGTGCCGGTGACCGTGGCTGCAGCCTGCGCGCCCCGGAAGGCCGCGACGACCTTCGACTCGTAGTTGCCCACGACGGCCTCGACCTGCGGGACCAGAACGTCGCTCGCGAACTCGAGGTTGTCGAGGGTGAGCTGCTCGTCGGTCAGGCCGGTGGCGCTGTAGACGTGACGGTCGAGCGTGATCGGGATGGTGTCCCCACCCTCGATGTCGTCCATCACGATCGGGGCGGTACGAGTACGGAACTCGTAGTCGCGCGCGACCGCACGCAGGTTGCCCACCCGCATGCTAACGGTGTCGTTCTGCGCGCCCTTGAAGAAGTCCTCGGTCACGCGGGTGATGAGGTCGGGGCCCAGAAGCTCTCGGCCGACCATCGCCAGGAAGAACTCGACGATCTTCTCCGGCTTCGCCTTGATTACTGCCACGGGGACCTCCTACGAGATCGTGATGGCCGCTTGACCCCCGTGGCGAGGATCGTGCGGATGTCTTGTCAGCGGATCCGAGGGATGCTGTCCAGCACCTTCATCACATCGACGTCGGCGCCGGCGCCAGGGTTCGGGTCGCCAGGGTTGTTGTGCCCCCTCGGGGTCCGACGGATCGGATCACCCTCCGGGTCGCCGCCTTCGCCGTCCTCCGAGTTGCCTCGGGCTCCGAACGACTTCAGCAGCTCGTCCGCGTCGGCCAGCAGCTCCGCTTCGGTGCTACCCACCAGGCGCTTGACGTCGCCTTCCTTGAGGCCCTTCTGAAGAGCCACCCGCAGCTTCGTCAGCTCCAGGTCGTTCCCGCCAGTGTTGGCGGCAGCGTCCTTGGCCTCCTTCAGCTCGCGCTTGAGCTTGTCCACCTCGGTCTCGCCCTCGCGGGACGCGGCGGTGATCTTGCCCTCCAGTTCGGTGATCTTGGTGTCCTTCTCGGTGACGCTGCCCTGCAGCTTCTCCTTGTCGGTCAGGATCCCGAACAGGTACCGCTTCAGCCTCGGCTTGTCGATCTCGTTCTCTCCCGTCGCGGTCTCCCACGGTGCGGTCCAGTCCTCGACCTTCTCCGGCATCTTCGGCACGGTGACCTCCTAGGGTCTAAGTGGGCGACCTCCTGCGGCGGCCCGTTGACACGAGGATACGATCCGTGCTAGCCGGATTGCATCTCAACCGCTGGACTTGCCTACCGCTTGCGGCGCTTTTTCTTGTTGGCTATCATGGCTGCCCGTTTTTTGGACATCCCCTTGCGCCGCAGTGCGTGATACTGCTTCCAGCGTCGGACCCGTTTGCCAGGCATCAGTCCCGGCCCTCCCACCTCTTTCGGAAGTCGTTGATCGTCGGGACGCGGCCGAGATCCTTGGACAGCGCGATCCACGCCTCCTCGGCATCGCGCGCCCGGCCGGGCCACGCGGTCTTGCGGTCGTAGACAGGCTCGACGCCGCAGCCGCAGTGGTCATGCACCTTATGAGACCCCTCGCCGATGAAGCGGGGGTCGCTTTGGTCGAACGAGTCGTCGCCGTACACCGGCCCGCGACTGGCCAGCATGGCGCAGAAGTAGCAGGGGTCGGCGTCGGTCACGCGGATGTAGCCGAGCGCCACCGGATCCTCGTCCAGGGCGGACTGGATCTCGTCGCGGCTGCCGTTCAGGACGTGGCGAGTCGCGGCGCCGGCCACCATCGTTGCCGTCTCCTCGATCGCGTTCTGGATCAGCGAGGGGTGGATGCGCGGCTGGAGGTCCGGACCGATGTCGGTCTTCGGCAGCTCGCCGATCTTCGTCTTCAGGGCGACCGGGCCCATGACGCGCAGCGACGTCTCTAGGGCCTGGATGTCCATCTCGGTCATGGCGGGCAGCTCGAAGCCGTCGCCGCCGCGCACCTCCAGCTTGCGGAACTCCTGGTAGTACTTCCGGGCGGTGATGGCCGAGAAGTCGCGCCGCTGACGAAGCAGTGGGATCAGGCGAGCGATCAGGTTGGCCGCCGACGTGTCGATGTCGTCGGCCACGATCGTCCGGAGCCAGAGCTGCGTCACGACGTACGTGACCAGCAGGCTGTTCCGGTTCTGCTCGATCCGGTGCGCCTCCGTCAGCGCCGCGCTGGCCGCTGAGGTAGCCATCAGTTATCCGATCCGCCGGTCTTCACCGGAGCGGGCGGGACGGCCTCGGCCATCTTCTTCGCCGAGTCGGCCGCGATGTCGGCCTCCAGCTCCGCGACCAGCTTCTCGAAGGCGCCGGACTCGACCAGCTTCTTCGCGCGCTCGGTGTCGGTGTCGTTCCAGCCGGGCAGCCGCTCCCACAGCATCTCGACCGGGACCTTCAGGCCGGTGGCGATCAGGGAGAGCGCGTTGGCCGTCGAGATCAGCGACTGCGACGACATGTCGCGCCAGCGGACCTGCGTGTCGACCGCCTTGGCCTCCTCGACGTTGCCGTTGGCGTACGCCACCAGGCGGAAGAGCTGCTCGTGCGACTGGCCGTTGATCATCCTGAAGTCGCCGGACTTGCGCATCAGGCCCTCGGTCGCCGCCTGGAGCGCCTCGGCCTGCAGGTTGGAGCTGAGCCCGAGGAGGTGGTGCGGCGGGGTCTGGCTGATCGCGGCGAGCATGCGGAGGTCGTGATCGTCGGCCTCGAGGAACTGCTTCATGTCCGTGGCGTCGAGCGTCCCGAACTTGGTGTCCGGGTTGCTCGAGATCAGGAGGTCTTCGATCTTCAGGCGCATCGCGGCGGCCACCTTGTCGGTGGTGTCGGACGGCTTCGCCATGCCGGCGATGTACCGGACCTTCCAGGCGCCGAAACGCTGCACGATCAGGCGGTCGAACGTGTTCTGGTCGACCCTGGCCAGCATCGGCAGGATGGCCTCGATCTCACCGGTCGCCCGGCCGTCCAGGTCCAGGTTGTTGGCGTAGCGCACGATCGGCGGCACGGTCATGCCGTGCGTCTCGAACGAGATGAAGGTCCAGTCATCCAGGTCGTAGCCGTTGTCCTCGCACGACAGGAAGTAGACCGCCTCCTCGTCGATGACCTCGACCGTCCACTCACCCTGGAATCCCTCGGCCGTGTAAACGGGGTCAGCCTTCAGCGCGAACGTGGGCCACTCGTCGTTGGGGTCGTCGTAGAACGCGGCCATGCGCTTCGCCGAGAAGGCGCTCATCTTCGCCATCTTGTCGCCGGTCAGCGGGTCGCGGTCCGGGCGGGCGGTGGCGAACGAGAGGCCGTGACTGATCGCGGCACGATGCAGCGGGATCTGCCGGGCGTCCCAGCCGTTCCGCTGCCAGGACGTCCAGACCTCCATGTTGTCCTGACTGCCGGCGCGGCGGACGCCCTCGACGTACAGGGTCTGCGCGAGCGAGGTCACGACCAGGCCACCGATCGGGGTCGGCGACAGCCGCGAGAGCTGCTTGTACTCGTCGGTGACGAGCTGCTCGCGCGGGGAGTAGACCTGCCCGTTGATCTCATGGAGCCCGTGCTCGGCGGCCTGGCGCTGCTCGCCACGAGCCCAGGCGTCGAGGATCGTCACGTTCTCCCGCTGGCGCAGGAAGGACGGGAAGTTCTCGTGCGCGAGGCCCTTGGCCTGGCCTGCACTCATGACCACGGCGGGCCTCCTAGTCGTATAGGTGTCGTGGCCAGATTACAGGACCACGAAGGTGGCGGCCTCGTAGATCGGCTCCTCGGGGGTCGGTCCGAACTTCACCCAGACGTAGTGCAGCCCGGTCGCGGCGGCCTGATACATGTGACGGATGGTGACGTTGAACGACGCACCGTCGGCGGCCACGACCTTCGGGACCGACGGAGCGATCCAGTCGGCAGCGTCCGGCGCCGGGGTCGTCCCGGTCGTGGTGACCGCGATCAGGAAGTCGACCGCCTGGACCTCGGACAGGGTCAGTTCGCCCTCCGGGTCGGTGAGCTTGACGACGAAGTCGATGAACTGCTTCGACCCGTTCCGCCACTGTGAATCCATCAGTCCTGCTCCGATCTCGGTCCTCTGCGTGGCCACCTCCTCGACGGTCGTCCGCGACGGGAAGACCTCGATGGAGTTGCCCGGCCGAGTGCCAGGCTCGATGGTGAAGATGATATCGCGGTCCGGCACTGGGACGCCGCCGAGCGCGCTGAACATCGGCTGTGTAAATGTCCCAATCATCGAGACATCGGCGCTCGCCGAGCCGGACAGATCGTCTACAGGCGAGGCGAAGCTGCCTACGATCTGTCCCGAAGCGTCGGCATTGCTCGACACGTCGGCCGTAGGTGCTGCGAAAGTCCCACCTACGGTGACTTCTGCAGTAGCCGTCGCGTTGAAGGCCCCAGATAGTGCCGAGAAGGTTGCATCCAGCGTGGCCTCGTCGGTCGGCGCCGCGCCTGCTGGAGTGTTCATCCAGTGCTGGATCTCGGACTCCGTGAGCGCCACATCGAAGAGGCGGGAGTCGTCCATGAAGCCAGCCGAGCCGACCCCATCGAGGACGCGCATCGAGGTGGCCGACCACACGGGGACCGCCATGGCGGTCGTGCTGAACAGGACTCCGTCGCGGTACAGGCGCAGGTTGGCACCGTCATGCGTGGCTGCGATGTGGTGCCAGTTCCCGGTGTCGGGCGGGATGCCGGCCGACTGGTAGACGGTGTTCGAGCTGTCCTTGGCGCGGAAGTTCAGGCTGCCACTCAGGTAGAGCAGACCCCAGACGCCCGTATCGTCAGTGGACCGATAGAACTCGATGAACCAGCCGTTGAAGCTGGCGGTGACCTTGACCCACGCCATCCAGGTGCGGCTGGTCGTCTGCAGGCCGGTCAGCGACACGCCGGGGCCCGCCTCGGCCGCGATCTGCGTCAGGGCACGGTCGGTGTGGCCGCCGCCGCTCGACGTCCGGACCGTGTTGCCCGAGAGGGTGAGGTCGCGGCCGTTGCCGGAGTGGTCCACCACTGCGCCGGACGCCTCGTCGAAGCTCCACTCGAGCAGGGGGGTGTGCGGCGTGACGGTGAAGTCGAAGGTGCCGGGATCATCTCCGGTGACCGGCGCCGTGCCGACGATCGAGATCTGGTCGGCGGACCCAGTGAGCGAGAGGTCCGGGACCGGCGTACTGGCCGACGCCTGGTTGAACAGGTGGAAGGTCGACGGGGTTGTCGCCAGCCAGGCATCCGCGCTCGACTCCAGTCCGGCCGCCTCGATGGCTGCGTCACCCATGGAGTCCGAGGACCAGGGCAGGTTGTTCGACCAGTGCGCGCGGGCAGCTACCCGGCCAGCGAAGACCGAGGCCGCGCCGTCTTGGAAGGCGAACTGGTGATTGCCGCCAACGCCAGGCGCAGGGAAGTCATTCAGCGGGCCGGACCCGTTTCCATGGATCCAGACGCCGGACGTGAAATTGTAGACCGAGAACCTTGGCGTGATCCCGGCGCCGCTCGCCTTGCGCGCGACGACGAGGTACCAAGTGTTGGTCACCAGGGCCGCCGCGCCCAGGTTGCTGTCGTTGGAGCCGTCGTTCAGGGAGAACGTCGAGAAGTTCGTCGTGCCGAACGCGCCCTTGTAGGCGCCGCCCGAGTCGTGGGCGTACGAGATGCCACGGAAGGTGGAGAGGTCGCTGAACTTGACGATCGCGGCGAAGGTGCCGTACGTCATGCCAGATGCAGCACCGACGCTGGTGACGAGCCTGTCGGTGGTCCCGTTGAACTCGCGGACGGTCATATCTCAGACCTCCGGA